GAAGAAACGTCGGCATACTCTAGGCCTTCTGCTAATGTGCGAAACTTTTCAACTTGAGTTGCAGCTAGGCCTTCTGATACTTCAGTAAATGCCTTTTCTGCTTCTGCTGTTTCTAGCTTCTTAGATAGTTCAATATTTTCATTAATTGATGCAGATAGCTTTGCCTTTAGTTCTTCAACTTCTGCAGCTGTCTGAGCTAATACATCTAGCTTCTCTTGTGGAGCATCAACATAATGTTCTGCGAAAAGACCCTTTAGGCCTTCCATAAAGCTCTCAACTACTTCGGCCTTAATACCGCTTTCAATTGCTAGCTTGTTCTCTTCTACCCACTGTTCTACGACATAGTCTAGGTAGCTATCGATCTTCTCTACTAGAGCCTCTTCAATAGCACCCACTTCTTCTGAAAGACGTGCTTCGTATTGCTCTTCTAGAGATGCTACAACGCCAGAAACTTTCTCGTTGATAGCAGCTTCGAAAATAACTGTTGCTTTTTCTCTAAAATCTTCTGATAGTTCTGAACCATCAAATAGAGCAGCTAGGTCCTCTTGTACGGCCTTTAGCTTTTCCATTGGCATGCCAGCATCTTTCTTGGCTGCCTTTGATGTGTCCTTACCACCAGCTGGGTCGACAGGACCGGCAACAGATGCGTTAACACCCGGTACCTTAAAATCTTCTTCTTGAAGTACTTCTGACATTGTATTTTCTCCCAAATAATTTACGTAAATTGGTTATTATTATTTATAAAATTAAAGTTTTGACAGGAAGTCAGTCCATGTCTTTAGCATAGCTTCTTCTAAAGCACGCTTATTTGGCTTGGCTGCTGCCTTCTCAATCTCTTCTTTATACAGTTCAATTTGTTGAGCCTTCAACAAACCATTATCCCATACCCACTCTACACCTTCCATAATACCGTTAACAAATGCACCCGGTGCCGATGGATCAGCTACAATATCAGCAGCTGTTGCAAGAGTGAAGTCATCTTGGACTTCCATGATGCCATTCATATCTTTTAATGAACCCATACCGCGTGATGATACACCTAGGCAGCCACCACCTTGAATAATGTTTCTTGCGATGTTGCCCATTGGTGTTTCTAGAATCTTGGCGCGGCCAACAATGTTAGATCCATCTCTCTTTAGTTCCGTAATCATATGAGAAATACGGTCAAGATTGATTGAAGGGCCTTCTGGGTGGCCTAGCTCACCAAAAGCTCTCTTTGTATCTACGTATTCTTTGACGTAGCGATTGACTTCCTTCTCCATAACAGGCATAGGGTAGATACGGCCATTTCTATTCTTTAGATCAGCCTGCATGAAGACACCTTCAATATAGAAGTCCTTCTTGCCATCTTCCTTTTCTTCTGTTATTAGTTTTACTTCTTCAAGTACTTCGCAAATTAGTTTCATTGCTGTGCCCCTTATCTATACGCTACCGAGACTGCTCTAACAACAGCTACACCACTTTGAATTTCTAAAGTGTGAGTAGGTTCTTTAATGAGATAAACACTACTTTCATCTGAACCAGCAAAATTGAGTGTAAATGTTGCAACTGTTGTTGTACTATTACTTTTCTGTTCAATAATTACAAGATTACTCGAGTCAGTGTTTGTAACACGAACAATATTAGCATTACTAACAGTAGTTGGTGTACTGTTGATAGTGGTTTGTTCCCCTAAAAATTTTACGTAGTCTGGCATTTTTATACACCCATGTGTGGTATTTTCATCTGTCTGATATGAGTCTTTAAAATAGGTCTCACATCAGCTTCTGGATACTTTTCTTTTGCACTTCTTAGTTCACTAGCAAGTTTAGGGTGGTTGCTATACTTACTAATTAATCTTTCTGCATGGTGAGCTGGAATCTTGTCACGCATCTCTGCTCTCAGCTCGCCAGCTGCCTTTCTAACTTTCATTGGATTCTTGCTATGCAAGGATCCTTGTAACTCACCTTCTTCATTAAGATAGTCTAAAAACTTTTTCATGTATTGTGAATCTTTTGCTTTACCATTGACTGATGTCTATTTCTCATAGCCTCAGTTTCAGCACTAACTGTTGAAGGACGACCTTGAACACCAGCTTGCTTCTTTGCAGCACGTTCTTCTTTACGCTTTTTCATTTCAGCATCAAGTAAATTGCTTGCTATTTCTTTTTGCTTTCTTTTTCTTTCAAAAGAAGCAGCTGATAATTCGTAATCTTTCTCTTCACCCATCTGAGCCTTTTTGCCAACTAGCTTATAGCCCATCTTCTCATAATCTTTTTTGCCACGCTCAGCATCTTGAACAGAGAAGTGTGTGACTTTAAATGGCTTCTTTGTTGGATGCTTATAATGCATCTCAACACCAACAACTTGCTTAGCTTCCTTCACTTCTTCTTTGTCGTCATCTTCATCTTCATCTTCATCTTCATCTTCATCTTCATCTTCATCTTCGTCTTCTTCGTCATCTTCCTTGCCCATCATTTCTGATAGCTTAGCAATTTTTGCATCTCTTGATTCTGGAAGATGATAGGCAGCTTCTGACTCACCTGGTGCATCGTGGCCATGGTCATCCTTACCTGGATCACCTGGCTTCTTGATTGCAGCAACATTCTTTAGAATGTGATCGTATGGCGACTCTTGAGAGATTGAATCTTTACCCTGAAAGTCAAGAACCTTCATGCCATGCTTGGCCACAAATTCCTGCTCATCACCAGGAACAGGCTTTGCAACCTCTACTAGCTTCTTTAATGATTCGCGAATTGTGGCCATGGTATTCCTCTTATTGTTCTGCTGGTACTTCAACTGGAGCTTCTACAGCAGGTACTTCTGCCTCTACTTCAGCTTGTGAGTTCATTACTGCATGAGCAACTTCTGGATACATTGCATCCAATCTTGCTGCTACCTTTGTATTGATTGCAGTTTCAAACTTATCCAAGAATGCAGCTGCATCCTGGTTAATAACTGCACCAATCATATCTTTTACTTGTTCTGACATATAGTAACTCCAATATTCTAATTATTTATCAATCTGTTCAATTAAACCTGTTCCGTATCAGCTTTACGTTGCTGCAGCTGGTCCTGTTGTTGTTGCTGCATCTCTTGTTCAACGCTTTGTTGATCTACTTGCTGTTGAAGGATCGGATCCTCTGCATTTTCTTCTTCCATTTGTTCAATATCATGGTCTGACAAACGTAGAACTTTCTTGCGGACAAAGTTACGAGAGTAGTAAACACCAATCATATCTTCCATATTTTTAACAGTGTTAACTCTATTTGTAATGATCTCAGCTTCCTTCAATTCAGTGAAGTAGCCATCTTGGACGTAGTCAAATTTAACCTTCGACATAATCTCAGGTAGTTCTTCTTGAGCTACAATGCCCTTTAGAACTAACTGCTTGCCAAGAGCATCCTTAAACAACACTGAGAACTTCATTCTCAATCTGTCAACAAACTTTGAAAATCTCAATTCTTCTCTGGTAATTTCTGCTGATCTACCCAAGCTAAATCCTTGCTCTGAATTTAATCTTGTTACCGGAACATGCAATGACTGATATAGTCTCTTTTGGAAATATAGGACATCTTCCATCTGACCTAGGTTTGCACCAGGGGGTAGAGTTGTTATTTCTGTACCCTTACCACCTTCACGGCGTGGGATCCAGAAGTCTTCCGTCATTGTCATAAACTTTCTATCGTCTCTGACTTCACCAGTTGTAGCATCATACACTAATCTATTTTTATGACGCTGCATCATGTCAGCAAGATATTGTTCTGCCTTCATCTTTGGAAGATTGCCAACATCAATATAGAATACTCTTCTTTCTGGTGCTCTTGTTAATCTATAGATTACAGAAGCATCTTCTAGCATACGTAGTTGGTTCATAGGCTTAATAGCCTTATGAAGATATGATAGAACGTATGAGTTATTTTCGTCTAGTAGACCTGACGATACTAGAACAATTGAATCCTTAGCAATTCTCAAGCCAGTTGTAGAAGATGTAACTTCCTTAGCTTGGAATCCCTTATCATTGTACATATAGTATTCATTTTGTACAGTGATGGTCTTGCCTTTCTCTTTCTTAATTTCTCTAATCTTTCTAATCTTTCTAGGATCAATATAGCGTAGTTCTTTGATACCGTCTTGGGGATTAGTTGTATCAATAATAACATGGTAGTACAATCTACCATCAACATACCATCTTCTAATAATATCGAAACCAGATGACGAAAAGTCAAGTAGTTTTTTGACTTCATTAAATTCTTCAGATATTTTATCTTTCAGCTGCTTTGAAAATTCAAGATCGTCAAGATTGATATTGACCTGCTCTTGGTTTGAATCGTAGGAAATTATTTCACCTACAATTTCTTCTACAGCAGTTTCAATTTCTGGTTGGAGAGATAGTTGACGATATCTTGTGATTAGCTCAGCTTCAGTTCTTGCAGTACCTTCTAAATCAACATAGGTACCTACAACGCCGCCACCTGATACGATAACGGCACCATCGTCATTTACTGGGGGAACGAATGAAGGCTGAGTGACAGCCATCAGCTGTGGCTGCTCTTCTTCCTTTCGTTTAATTGTAAACCCAAATAATTCCATATTATATAACCTCTAGTAGAGAGTAGGAGGGCCGCTTATATTTAGCGGCCCTCTTTATCCCCTATTACTCTTGACCGTCAGCTGGGACTGTCCAGTAATCTAGAGCAAACTCACACTGGAATTCTTCGATAGCGTTACCATTTTCCCACGATAGTTCGATTGGACCTATAGCAATTGGGAAGATGCCTTCGAAGACATATGAGCGAAGTTCTTCACCTGTCTTACTGAACTGGATAACCTCTGCACGAGCTTTGTATTCAGCTGGAGCTGATGTGGCAAATTCGCGAATGTTACCAGAGTAGGAATTAATGTTGTATGACCAAGTTTCAAGAGCTTTTCTAACTCTAAAGTCTTCATCATTGATGATAGAGACTGTCCAGTTATCAAATACTCTCTGGCCAGCAAACTTAATTGGTCTGCCAAAGTAGAAGACTTCAATTGGCGCAACAGTTGATGCTGGAATCTGAGCAGCCTTTACCATGAAAGGTACGACTGAATCAGCTGCTGATGTTGCAGGGTTTGTGATTCTGACTTGGAACAGCGAAGGGCGGGCGCCACCACCCTGTAGCTGACTCTTAATGTCGTTAATATTGAAGGCCATTTATGTTTCTCCTTACCGATTAAACTGAACCAACAACTTCGCTAAACTCAACACCAGTTCTAACTGCTACAAAGTTTAGTTGGATGAAGTTGATTGAGCGAGCTGGTTTGATGAAGATATCACCAACAAACTGGTTAGCATCGACAACTTCTGGTGTATTGTTTGTTGTGTCACAAACAACCTTGAAGTCGTAGATACCACGGCGGCCTTGGATCTCACGTAGGTAAGGTTCAACCAAGTTACGGAACTGAGCTCTTGTGAACTCATCGTTAAACTCGAACAAAGTGAACTTGGCAGCAGTGGCGATTGCTTTTTCAAGAACGATAAACAATCTACGTACGTTGATTCTATCAAATGCTGATGGTTTAGCAAGCAATGTCTTGTCGCCAAACAATACAGTACCTTGGCCTGGGAATGTTGTCACTGGGTTGACACCTGCCTTGTACAACGTATCTCTGTCAGCCTTATCTGGATTATAAGCTAGCTTAACAATATTTTTGATTTGACCTCTATTGAATCCAGCTGGTGAATACCACGGATCTCTGATAGTGTCAGTTCTTACACACAAGCCAGCTGTATCACCATTTAGTGGTACGTAGCGGTAGACGTCGTTATAACGATCGTACATGTACTTGTAGCCAGAATCTATTACACCGTAAGATGATGATCTTAGTGCATTTCTAAATTGTGTAATGTTACCAGCTTGTGAACCAGCCGTAACACCGACTACATCACCACGGTCTGGTGATGCAAACACGACACAATCCTTACGAACTTCTGCAATATTGTCAACTAGGTAGTTAGCTAGTTGCTCACCATATGTGCCGCCTCTTGCCTTACCAGTTAGAATCAATGAAATGTCAACTTCTTCTGCAGAAGCAAACTTGTCATATGCTGTAGCAAGGTAGCTGACAGCGATTGTGCTTTCGCCAGCACCATCTGCACCGCCTATGAGTGACTTAGTTGTTGGCTTTGAGTTGGTGTCAGAGGATGACATATTGTTGGCTGTATTGGATGAGGCATTACCATTGTCAGCAAACCACCACAACCATTCTGAGCCGTTATTAATCACATCCTTATAATAAATTGAAGCACCGTCTCTCTTGCAGTCTGTTGCTCTTGATAGTCTTTCCCATCTTTCAAGAATTGTGTTCTTAATACCTGTGACTAGACCATCTTCGTCAGCAACTACAACATGAAGCTCGTCTGACGAACCACCACGCTCTGATACGTATACAGATGTGCCTGGAGCACCATCTGTTACATCAAAGTATTCCCAGTAACGGGAAACAGCATTAGCAACAGTGCTATTAGTTGTTAAGGACACTGCGTTTGAACCAGTGTATAGAGATTCAAATGATAAGGTAGCTTGAACAACGCCATTTGAAACACCTGAAGGTGAACCAATTGCAGTAAGCTTTAGATACTGTGAGTTTACTTTCAACTTATCGCCGACTGTTAGTAAGCCTAGTTGTGTGTTCAATTCAGTATTTGCTAGTGTATTTGCAGCAGCTGTTGAACCAAGTGTAATTGAGAATGTTGCACTTGAGCCAGCTGAGGTGTTACTACCACCAGAAGTTGAGTTGGCAACAAAAATTTGGATAACTGATGTATTTGGGAACTGACCAGCTCCAACAACTGTTACTGCTGTAATACCACCAGTTGAGTTAGTTGTTACTGTGCAGTTGCCTGTATTAACAACACCATTGGATAGAACGACTACGTCTGTATTGTCGTAACCTGAACCACCAGCTGTTACTGTAATTGCTGTTACGTTTTGTGATGCTTGAGTTGCTGTCAATGTACCTGTATTTGCACCAATGCTAATTGCTAGTGTTAGTGTGTTGTTGGCATTGTCAACAGAGGACATTACATTTGATGACCAAGCATTTGAGCTGTCGCAAATGGAAACCTTTAGAGAATTACCTAGTGCACCTGGATACTTGGCTCGGTAAATTGCACCTTGTGAAGAACCAGTTGTTTTTGTTAGGTAGTCATCCAAGTTCTTAACCTGGAGATTTGCTACGGCCGATGTGTTGGCATATGCATTATATGCATTTGCATCTGCAGCACGTGAAACATATAGCTGATTGCCATATGCCAAAAAGGAAGATGCTGTCATAAAGGTTTCAAAATTTTCGTCATTTGGTAGACCAAATCTGTCTACTAGTTCTAATTCGTTTGAAACATTTACTCTATCGTTTACTGGACCCCAACGGAAAACACCTGCAATACCACCTTCTGTGGAGGATACGGCAGGGACCACTGTTGTCAAGTCGATTTCGCTTACATTTACGCCTGGGCTAACTTGAAATGCCATCGTGATTCTCCTCGTAGACAAATCTATTGAATAAAGCTACTGAAATTATTTATAAATTCCCTAGGTTCATGTTTTAGGACGCCAACATTTTATCAAAATTAGACGTGTATTTAACTACTGTGTCATCTTTAAATTCATGCCTACCATCGTCTATAATTCCAAATGGGAGGAGGTCGTCGTCAGCAGCTTGAGGAATTCCATTAAGCAAATGTTGGCGGATATCAATACTTGTAAGTTCCTTGAAGAAGTTTTGTGTTGACATCCAGGCAAAAAGAACTAAGGTCATTGCCAAGTCATCATTCTTGCCATATTCTGCTTCGTAGGATGTACCTTTACTTATAAAAGTAGTCATCTCGTGTAAAATATCATAGTCATAATTTAGTAATTTGTTTTCTTCAATCAGCATTTTTAGCGTAGCACATCCAATTGCTTTGACCTGCTTAGATGTCTTGACACCAAACTTAGAGCCACTTGCATTGAACCCACTAGTCAAAACCTGGCCTGATTTAGACTGCGCTGTCTTCAATACATTTTCATTTTCTAAATCGTAGTTCAGTGAATCAGCAACCTGCTGGCCATTATCATTAGTTTCAACTAGAATATAGGCATTATTATAGTTTCTTGCCACATTATCAATCGTAGATGGGTATAATAAGTGTGATATTTTGTTGTTCCTATACGTGGCCACAATCTCATACGGAAACTGTGTAACATCTATTACTGAGAATGCTGAATAGTCGGCACCAGTGCCTCTAGATGTATCCACTGATATTGTATAGATATGATCTTTTTCAGGCAGCTTGTATATTTTTAAATCGCCATGTTCTTCAATGGGTGGTAGAAATGTCATCCTACGTAGAGCTCCACCACTAATTAATGTGTTTGAGGACCCTAGAAATTCACATTCATGTTCCTGCCTAAACTGTTCGGCAGAAGTGTTATTAATTGTTTCTTGTTTCCAAGCATCATCTCTACCCGGAACATCCCACCAGTTAACTGCCACAGCCTTATAGCTATTTCTGCCATTCTCAGCATCAACCCAAATCTTATAGAACAGCTCCATACCATTGGGTGTGGATGTAATCATTACCTTAGATGTCTTACCAGATGAAATTGTAGGATACACAGAGGCAAAAAACTCTTCCTGTAGGTTTGGCTGGACGAATGCAAACTCATCAAGGTAGATTAGGTTGAAAGATCCACCACGAACTGCGGATGAAGATGTTGCTGATGCAAGGACTTTTGATCCATTCTCTAGTTCAATAGAACCTTTATTCCAGCCACCTGGCACTATCCCTTGTTGGATCCACTTTGGTAGGTTCTCATAGGCAAGCTTAATTCTTGATAAGATTTCTCTAGCCTGCTGGAACTTGTTGGCAAGAATGGCTACGTTATAAGTTGGATTGAATAAGATTGACCAAAGAATAATGCCAACAACTGTGGTAGTCTTACCTGTCTGACGAGGCATCTTACAGATGACAAATCTGTTATCCATCACTGTATCAACAATGTCATCTTGATAAGGGTACATATCAAAGTTAATTAATCCACGATCAATATGGATAATCTTAATGTAATGCCTGACAAAGTATTTTGGATCGCGAGAACACTTGATGTACTCGGCAACCTGCTCCTTGGTAAACTCCATAGGGGAGTTTGCGGCTTTGAGCTTAGGATTACCCTTATAAGAGGTGGTAGAGGCGTGTTTAGTTTTGATCGCTCTCAATATACTCATCTTGTTTATCTCTAAGCATCTTTTGTAGTTCAGCAGTAGATCCAACAAACAAATTGTTTGTGACATTCTGTGGGCCCTCTGTCTGAGGAGCCTTTGGATCTTCTTTTTGTAGGACTTTCTTTGTCTTCTGAAGCTCTAGCAAATCTTTATTTGTTTCTGCCATTGTCTTCATTAGAGCTGCTGCTACTTCATATGCTCTTGGGTGCTCGCTGCCACTTGCAATGGTCAAAATTCCATCAAGAGCATTCTGTCCCTTGTGGATAAGTTGACGCATATTATCTCTAGCATAGTCAAAGTCATCTTGTACTGATTCATCTGGCAATTCCACAATTTCCTCCTCTTCCTTCACTGCAACTGGAAGTGGTGTCATATCAAGGGCACTTGAAACACTTTTCATTGTTTCTTTATGTTTAAGTATCTGGGTCATTAGTTGGATCATCCACTGGGAAATCAGGGTTTGTGTTTGTAGTTACAATATAGGCCCAGTTGTCATTTGCTGCTATGTTGGCAGCTGGGATTGTTATAGCTGGATCCGTTGTTGGATTACCATTTGCATCAAGACCCGGACGGACTTGAGTTGTTGTGAAGAATAAAGTATTAGATAGAGTTGCGTTTGAGGAAATTGTATTGGACTCAGCCTCAATATTTGCACTAAAGCCATCAACAACAAACAACCTCGTATTAGCTGTATTGATAATGTTTTTATCTTTAACAGGACCAAACATGTAACCTTTCATTGTAAAATTTAGTGTATGGATTATTGTCCTTCTGCTCTCATATGCATCTTCATACGTGTCTTCTGTTGTTACTGTATTTAAAACAACTGGAACATCCATACGTAGATCTAAATCATCTACAAGCTTGATTGTGTTTGTCCATTCAGGTGTGAAATATGGTAAAATCTGTTCAAGTAACTGAGTACCATCTTCAGCGTTGAGAACGTATATTGAAAGTTCAAAATCTATATCCCACGGTACAGGATTGTATACTCTAGCATTGACTTGATTATCGCTAGGGACTTTAATTGTACCAATAGTTGATAATTTTCTAGTTGGGTCATAGTTGTACCCAGAGATTTGAAAACTCATTCTGGGTAAACTAATAGCATCTGGTTTTGTTAGATTGGGGTCCTGCTGAATCCTGGATAAAAACTTGGCTCTTGGGCCATAGGCAATTGGTACCTTAATACGTTTAACAATAGTTCCTGCGTTGTTTCTTCTCCACACAACCATATCGTTAAACATGGTACCAAATACCACCACATATCTTCTTATGGTCTCGTGATAATATTCAGATCCAAACATTATTAGTCACCACCGCCGTTGCCACCGCCTGAACTACCACTCTTTCCGGGTGGTAGAGATTTAATTGTACCGTCAGCCATTCTAATTTTTACATTAGGAACTTTGATAAGTTTACCAGCGGCGTTTCTAACAAAAAGTTCTTGTACAAGTTGTTTGAATGTTTTCATTAGTATGTGTTAGCCTCTGAGAATGGATTGATTTCTGTAAAGTCAAGAATATCATCACCACGTGTCTCAAACAATTCATTTTGTGCTTGCTTATCTATTGCAGAAACATTGAATGATGTAACTGCTTGAGTACTATTTGCTAGCTTAAAGCTTAGAGCATTATATGTGTCATCAATCATAGGTATGCTTGTTGCAAACGTCTCTTGATTGAATTCAAATAGCTCACAAACAACATCGTATGTTTGCAGCGCACCCATTTGATAGAAAATAGCTTCGTGCTCAACAAATCTAATTACATAGCCTTTCATGGTGAGAGGGAAGAAAATCATATCTCCTTCTCTTGGTCTTGTTATACCAACAACTTCACTTGTAAATGTTCTTCTTGAAAATGTAAATGTAATTCTGTCTCTAATTTGTAAACCAAATTTAGATAAGAAGTCTCCCTCACCCTCAAACCCTTCGACATTTTTAATGTAGGCTTCTACCAGATATGCATTATTGAATGAGGCTAGTTCATCTTCTTTGAATACAGGTTCTTCATTGTCAATAGTTCTTGGGCAATACCAAACCTCATGCCCATAAATTTTAATTGACTCTATTACTAGATCTTCAATTAAAATTTGTTCTTGGCTGTTATCAAAATTATTAAAATAAAAATTAGTTGCCACTTTATCCCACCATGTGATATGCAGGCAAGGTATAAGATGTCATCATTTCCTGCTCTAGTGATTCAATTTCGGCTTTTGCATCGTCCATAATCTTCTCACCGTTGAATTGGACACCACCAGGAAGAACCATACCTGTGAACTTAGTTAGGTTTGTCCCCCACTGATATTTAATCTGGGCAGAAGTATATAGAGCTAACCAACGATCACCCCAAACATCACTATATGTTGCTGGGTCTACTACTTGATAGGCTTCCACAACCAAATATTCATTAAGCACTGCAAGATCCCAGTCCATATCAATATGTAATCTATTTTTGTGTCTATTATAGCGAATTGGCTTTTGGCCAACCAGAATTTCTTCTAAAAACTGAATATGCTGCATTGCCATAACATATGGAACCATTGACTGAGTGGTCAAAGTGTAGAGGTCATTTAGAGCAATCTGATAGCGAATGTTGAACAAGTTCATCGTATTTAAACTCTGTCCAACAGGAAAAATCTTTACAGCACCAATGATATTTTCAGGTAAGGTGATATATTTGTTTGCTTTATCTGTTGACGTAATTTGGTGCTTATAGTATACTTTCTCTGCCCCATCAAAGTGATAGTCCCAAAAATATCTTAAAGACTCGTCAATACGGTCCTCCACTTGGTCGTCATCAACGTTGATTTCTATAACTGGCTTACCTAATTTACGAAGGCAATACTCTTTAAATTCAGATCTGGTTGTTGGGACTGCCATGGAATTTGCTCTCCAAATACGTTATTAAAGTATTTATAGATCAATTACATCCATGCATTCAAGTAGTCCACTTGTCACCCTTTCTGTCTCATTTCCATTGGCAATTATTCTATTAGCGGTGGTTTCGGGCAGCCATTTACCAACATTTATAGTAATATCTTTATATTTGTGATACGGATATCCAAATATTTCTTCAACTTTCTGTTTATTTGGAGCAGCAATTACCTTATTCCAGAAGTTTAGAATATATCCATTTTGGGCCCTGAGGTTATGGGCAATAGTTTGTCTTGCTGATATTGCGGCACCAATAAGAACGTCACTTTTATGATTTAAGTTTCTATCAAGGTACGCTAGTTGTTTTTTCTTAATTGCATCGCTTAGAAACTGGCCATCATTACTGTAGTTTAAATTAGTAATTTTTGTCATGTCAACTACAAAAAAGTTGGTGTCTACAGACATATCACGTGGAGGTAAACCAATCATGCCATACATTGCTAAATGTCTATCGTACTGATATACTCTTGATAAACATAGGCCTATTTTATTACAGTTTAGGTTAGACTTTGCAAATTGCGCATAGTCTTTAACAGCAATTGCTCCAGCCATTATGCATGAAGCAACACCAGAATATCCTGTCAAGCTAATGGCATTAAGGGTTGATAAAATTGTATTTCTAATATCAAAATCTTCTAAAACAAATACTTTGTAATTTAAATTGTTTGCTTTTACAAATTCTGATACAACCTTATCATAATCTTTAAATGCAGCATACTCTTTGTTGGTTTTGTTTTCTTCATACATCGTGTTATATTTGGACACTTGGCTACCTGGAATGATGATTGTTACATCTTCAATTCCAAGATCTCCAAGAGACTTAATTGTCAAAAAACAACCATGATGTTGTGCAATAACAAAAGTTTTCATGTTATTACACCTTCTTTCTGAAATACTTCTTTGTTAGCTTCATCACCAACTTCACCTGGTTTATACTGCACTTTAACATGCTTATATTTTTTTGTGTTTTCAAAAAATCTGGCAATACATTCTGCCTTATTATTATGGTGAACAGTGATTAGACCAGACTCAGGGTGTGACATTAAAGCAGCAAATTTATTATATAATGTGTCCTTGACACCACATTTATCTAAAGATGTGTAGATTGCTTCAAATGTTTTACCAACACTAACTTTTTTATTATCAACTAATCCAATACCTTTACCTAGTAGTACAGCTGCACAACCTGTTTCTGATGATAACGTAAAGTATACTTTTTTAGATTTCTTAAAGATTGGATACATTGAAGCATCGTTCCTAACAATCCTCTCTCTGTATTTTTGTTCTAGAATTGTTTGCCACACTTTGGCCGTGATAGGGTGTATCTTTACCCACGCTCCATTATTGTATAATTCATCAACTTTTTCCCAATCAACAGCATCCTTGTTAATTAAATTAGTCCCTGGTAGTAATACTAATTCATTAACATTAGCGTATTGATTATCAAGGTCATCATCTAGAATATACTTGTCTGTTAAATTATCTTTAAGTGCTTGAGCAATTCTAAATCCATCTTCCGTTGGACCCTTTCTTATTTGTTCAACCATAATGTCTACTGTAATGCGTGTATTGCATGCAGCAATGTATAGCACTTGAGTGAGTAGGTCGGTGTACTTATAACCAGTTATAGTATCTTTAGGACTACCGTAACTGATATCGTACTCAATTTTTAACCCGTTGGGATTTTTAGGAATTAGATCAGCTATTTCTGATAATCTATCATTAGCTGGGGAACGCAGCATATTTCCTGATTTCATGAAGTGGGTAACAGTGTCGTTTACCCATTCGTTAGAGGAAAGATTAAAGAATTTTTTCTTCTTTGTTTTTGGATCAACAACTTCATCCACCATAATATTAACCCTTTTTCACATTTTCTAATTCATGCACTTTCTTTTTTAAGGTCTTGATCTCTTGATGCAAGTCCATTATCTTTTGCAACATAATCTCAACAAAAGACTCTAACTTTCTATCAATCAATTCATTACTGACACGCTCTTCACTCATTGTTATTCACCTCAAGGTAATAATGATATAGTATATTTATATTGATTAATTAAACGTAGTTACGATAGTGGTATCGAATGTTGTTGTTCTAGAAGTATTGTACGATGTGTTGCGGTTAGTGTCATAAGTTGTGTTGTATGCAGAGCTAGTTGATTTGCTTGTGTTTATCACTGTGTCTCTAGTTGTATCATATGTCGTTGTTGTGTCAAATGTGCTAACGGTATCAAACACTGTTTGAATTACTGTATCAAATGTTGATGTTGTAGATTTTGATGTAGACTTGCTCGTGTCAATTGTTGTGTCATAAGCTGTTGTTGTATTGAATACAGTTGTTGTATTATAGTTAGTGTCAATAGTAGTATCAAATGTTGATGTTGTAGATTTTGATGTAGACTTGGTTGTTGCAATTGCAGTATCAAATGTTGTAGTTGTATTAAATACTGTTGTTGTGTCGAATACAGTTGATCTTGTAGTTTCAAATGTGGTTGTTGTGTTAAATGTTGTTACAATTGTTGTATCAAATGTTGATGTTGTAGATTTTGATGTAGACTTGGTTGTTGCATATGCAGTTTCATAAGCTGTTGTTGTATTAAATACTGTTGTTGTGTCAAATGCAGTTGATCTTGTAGTTTCAAATGTGGTTGTTGTGGACTTACTTGTACCAATAACGGTATCAAAGGTTGTTGATTTTGTTGTAGCAAATGCTGTGTTAAAAAAGAAGGAAGTATCTTTAACAGTATTGTTCAATACTGTTGTTCCATAAGTTGTCGTTGTATTAAATGATTCCGCAGTTTGTTTAGATGTTGCAGTTGCTCTACTTGTAGCTTTAGTTGTCACGCCCGCAGCACCGGTGTTAAAGTAGAATGTTGTATTGAAGTAGAATGTAGTACCAAAATAGAATGTTGTACCACCACCGGCTGATGTGTTGTAATAGAAAGACGTATCTCTAACAGTGTTATAAGCAACATATGGACTAAAGAAGAATACTGTAACGTAGTATGTTAAACCATCATATCGTGTGCCAAAATAGAATGTAGTGCCACCACCCGCTGATGTTCCACCTCCTGCAGCAGTGCCAGCGACCCGTGTTGTTCCAAAATAGAATGTTGTGCCATATGTGGTGTTATAAATTGTAGTTGTGTTAAAAGTTGTAACTGTTTGTTTAGATGTTGCAGTTGCTTTAGATGTATTAAAGAAGAATGTTGTCTGGAATGTTGTTAACAAAGCTGTGGTTGTAGCCCTTGTTGTATCATACGTTGTATTTCTTGATGTGGCATACCCAGTTTCATAAGATGTTGTTGTAGCACCTGATGTGTTGTAAGTGGTATTTCTACTAGTAGCTGTAGCTTTTGATGTGGCGGTAACCCCTGATGTTGCAATTACTGTATCATATGTTGTATTATAAGTTGTGGTTGTAGATTTAGAAGTTGCATATGTAGTGTTTCTACTTGTGGCTGTAGCTAAAGTAGTGTTGTAAGTTGTATTTCTACTTGTAGCAGTTGCATTAGATGTGCTTGTGGTTCTAGACGTAGCGTATGCTGTATCATACGTTGTGTCATATGTTGTAGTTGTAGATACAGTTGTCAAATACGATGTGAGAACAACGGATGCTGTTGTTCTTGATGTGCTTGTCGTCTTTGTTGTTGTGTAAGAGGTGCCATACGTTGTGTCATATGTTGTAGTTGTAGATACAGTTGTGGCATAGGCTGTGTTTCTACTTGTTGAGGTAGTTCTAGTTGTGGCTGTTGTTTTAGTTGTATTATATGTTGTAGCGTAGCTTGTTTCAAAGGTAGTTGTTGTTGCAATTGTTGTGCCACGTGACGTATTGAATGTTGTAACGATAGTTGTATCAAATGTAGTTGTACGTGATGTTTCGTATGTGGTATCTTTTTCAGCAACATAGACTAATCGTAGAGTACCATTATCATTAACGTAAACTCTATTAATCTTACGCAAAATACCGCCATCATTAACTTTAATGATCTTAGCGTCTCGTAGTGTTCCGTTATCGTTGACAAATATTTTGCGCGGCATTCAAATAATCTCTTTGCGAGTTAATTATGGTATATAGACATACCAAACATGACCGTTGGAGCTGGCTCCAACATCACTGGGTTCCACGCTAGTTATTGTAGCAGGGGTTCGCCAGTATGCTCCACCTGTTGAATTTGAATACAATATTTGATCTTGTGCACCAGTAGCTCCGTTGGCAAGTAACTTATCCGGTACATTTATAGCTGAGCTATTGGCAATTACAGTACCATTAATTAATATGCTAGCAGCTGATATAACAGTATTGACAGTTGAGTTACCGATAAACAATGCTGATGTGTTTAATGATAGATTAGCGCCAACAGCTACTGTAGTTGTATTAACTGTTACAATACCGATATCAATTTCAGTTGAATTGGCTGTCCAAAAGACTGTTGAATTACCAACATAAACATTACCGGAAATATTAGCAAAGCCAGTAATCGTAGTGTTACCCAACGCGGCTGTATTTGAAACTGTCAAAGCACCATTAACTGTAACATCGCCACGAAGAGTAGCTGCTCCACCAACATTGGCAGTTGAAGAAACATTAATGAACCCAGTTACGTCCACATTACCTGACGTAATAGTACCATCTATTTCCAACGATGATTGAGTGAGTACGGCGTTAACAGTTGAGTTGCCAATCACCAATGCTGATGTGTTTGCAACAATATTGGCGCCAACTTCTAAACCGTTTTTTACTCTAAAATTTTGATTAGCCATCTTGGTTCCCTACTATCCCCGAGAGGTTTATATTATTTATGAACTTATTAGTTCGACATTGAACTTAAATGTGTTTGTGCCAGCATTTGCTGGTGTAGCTCTCAACCTAACATCGCTACCACTGATATCAGCAGAATAAGCAGCTAGCTCAGCATTATCAAAAAATGATGCAAATTGAACAACTTCAACATTGGTACCATCGTGCTGCAATACAACATGGGACGTGTGATAATCAGTACCATTGGTAGCTGTTATAATGTATCTTGCAGCTCTATATGTGGCAAGAACAAATGTGTGGACATCACCAACTGTTGTTCCTTCTATTGTAGCTGTACCAACACCTCTGTTTGTTGATTGTATCTCTAAATCAGAAACAATTGTGTTATTAGCTTCAATATATGCAACGTGTCTTGAAATTTGAGCTATATTGAACGCCCTCGTAGTTGGCATGTTATTACACCTCTAAAATAATTCTTTTGGATTTAAAAATTGTACCAGAGCGGGTTGGTGTAGCTCTAAGTCTTACATTACCACTGTTGATATCAGCTGATAGGGTATACAATGAACCGTTACTATATGCGATGCCGTATTCAGCAATATACGCCGTAGTGCCATCGTGAATAACTACAGCTTCACTAGATTGGAATGAATCAGAAGTATTAGCCTGCACAAGATATTTGGCTGTTCTATAAGTTGAACTATTATAACTATCAATAGTTAATATATTGGTATCGCTAGACGAATAATCAACTGGGTATGTTAAATCAGTAGCAAATGATGTTGTGCTTATTGATACAATTTCAATAACATCACCATTTATAGCATTAGATGTTAAAGTAATAGCTGCAGAATTTGTTTCTGAGAAGTCATCTGTTAGTATTAGCTTAGAACCGTTTAGAAATACACATTCTCTGCCTGCTGTATAAGAAAGAACGGCAGCATTATCATCAGCACCTTCAATAACAGTTGTATTGGAGGTTATTGAGTACGTATAGGTAGTTATTGTTGATATACTGTCAAGCGAATTAGCCCAGTAAACACCACCAGATGAATTTGACGATAAAACTTGGCCATCAGTACCGGTGGCGCCATTAGCATATACAGTTGTTACTGCAAGACTTGTAAGATTAGAACCAACTTCAAACGAAACAGTTCCATTTGAAGAAAATAGTTTCTCGTCCGTTAAGTTAACAGCCAGCTCACCAGCAGAAATATAGCTTGTATTTGCTGGATCAGCGGTATTTGGTGTACGTCCAGAGACTGACGTTCTTTTTATTTGAAATTTAGTAGCCATATGGCCCTCAATGTTAACCAGTATATACTGGTTTTGACTATATTGTTATTTATTACTTCACAATGTTAATTATTCTAATGTAAACACACCACCATCCATTTTTGTTACACCACCAGGAGGAGGCGGTGGTGGCGGTGGAGGAGGTGGAGGCGGTGGAGGCGGTGGTGGGGCAGACGCAGCACTATTCAGCGTAATTGTTGCTGTACTTGTATAAACAGATTGTTCTGTGTTATCAGAGGTGACTAAACATCTATAGCCACTACCATCCAAAGATTGAGAATCAATTAATACATTATATGTTGATGACGTTGCACCCGGTATTTGGATCCATGGTAATGTTGCATTCTCGTAATATTCCCACTGATATTTTAGTGGCCCTAAATCACCAGCTACAAGTGCTGCCTCAACTTTAAATAGCCAGTTTGTAAAGTTTAGTGGACCAACATAACTTGATGGTTGTGTTGTTATTGTAGGAGGACCTAAAACAACAGATGGATCAGAGTTGATGGTAATTGTTGCAGTATTTGTATAAGTATACAAACCAGTAGATAGAGATGTTACTCTACATCTATATCCATATCCATCATATGCAGCTGTATTTAATTCAATTGACAGTGTTGGTGTAATCTCATTGGCTAACGTGATCCATGGATTGGCAATATCTGTGTAATACTCCCACTGATATGCTAGTGGACCTGTATCCCCTGATGCTAACGCTGCTTCCGTTCTTAAATACCAAATTGACGAGTCTGCTGGCCCTGTATAACCTTGTGGGTTTAGAGCGATGGATGGTGGCTGCAGTACAACTTGAGGGCTTGATAGAGGAAACGAAATAGAAACATTATTCTGGCCTGGTATATCATACAATTCAATTGTAATATATTTTTCGCCAAATGCCCCATCATCAGATGTTGCAATCTGTTCGGTCACAAATGAGTAAGCAAGCGACTGTCCACCATACAAATCAATTACACCAACATTTTTAGTTGTCAATGTTCCTGTTAGTGCTATGTTTATAAACTGTTGCTCAATGCCAGTTATTCTGTACTTAATGTTACTGCCAACTGGGTAACCCCAAGCTCTGATACCAAGAATGAATGATTGACCTTCTTGTATACCAACTGTTGGTGATAAAGGATCCCCAGCCACATTGGTTGCTGAACAAGTAACAGAAACTATTCCAGTAGTATCAATAATTTTTACGCTTGATGTATATGTGCTAGATACAATCAGCGTCATTGTTTCTTCTGCTTCTATACTTGCATCAATAGTTGGTGTCACAACTAGACTTGCTAAATTGTTATTGATTGTTAATGTTCCTGATGTAGCCACATCTATGTCAGCTGCTGTTACACCAGTAATTGTATAATTTACTGTGGTACCATCTGGGACATTTGTAGTCTTTAGTGTAAAAGTTACTGGTTGTCCTTCACTCACGCTTGTAGCGCTAGATGTTAAATTAAAGGTTTGTGATGAATCAGTGATTAGTACGGATGTGGATGCTACACCAGGTATTTTTAAGATAAATTGTCTTGAATCAATAATGTCGTTGGCTTTAACGGTATAGGTCTTTACTGCTGTGCCGTCATTACCAACTGTGAAGAAGTCTCTTGTTGGTGGCGAACTCACTAACTGATCGGACGTATAATTCTCAATTTCAAAATTAACTCTTGTACCAGCACTAATATTTTGTGTCGTTAAAGTTACTGTAAACTGTGTTCCTTCTTGTACAGTTGTTACTGAAGGTGTTAAAACATATGTACCACTTGTTACAGCAGTTGATATATCTTTAACAATTACATTAGCAGATACAGTTGGGGATACATCAGTTAGGGTGAGAACCATATTTTCCTCACCTTCTGTTGTTACGTCAGCAACTATCTGAATATTTGCTGTAGCAAACCCATATTGTGTTTGTTGGTCAAATCCATATATTGTTGATCCGTCGAGACCTAGAATAGGCTCTATAACAGCCACTGTAGAAATATTAAATGTACCAGTTACAGCACCTCCAGAAATATCACTACCATCAACACCAGTTATTTTATATGGTATTGATGTGCCACTTGGAACACCAGTTGTCACGAGAGTGAATGTAACAGTGTCACCCTCATTAACAACACTTTTATCAGGCAGAAGTGAGTATGTGGCTAACTGCTTTACTGGCGGCCTTGTTGTATTTGATTGAATGGAAGCAACACAATCAATATCTACAGCTTTACCTGTTTCCCCAGATGTGGCTCTTATGGTGAAGGAACTAGTACCAACTTGTGTTGGCGTTCCTGAAAACACAACATAGGCATATGTTCTGGAAGTCAGTATTGGGTCACTAACAACACTTGTACCATCTACATCAACTGATACACCAGCTGGCAACGAGCCACTCACAACTGATACTGTAAATGCATTAGTTGTATTAGCACCCCACTCTTCAATTAGCAAAGCATTATATCTTAGTGCAACATTTGATTGCCAAGTTGGTAGTGTTCCATTTTGTGCTACAAGATCACCAGATAATAATATCTTTGGTGTTACACTAAGAGAATACGATTGGGTATTTGAAGATCCGTCAACATCAGCTGCAGTCACAGAGAAAGAATAAGACCCTACTTTTGTAGGATACCCTCTTAAATACATCAATCTATTATCAGACACTAATGAAAGGCCCGGTGGTAAATTTCCGCTTGTAACTGTGTAATTAATAGCCATATTTCTCTCTGTTAACGTAGATCACGAATACCGCCACCACTGTCGCCACCCGTACCATCGTTACCACCATCAATACTTCCTAAGAATAGATTTACATAATCAGTAATTTGTACGTTGGATAAGTTGCCTGGTGTTATTGTAATATTGGTCTGCGTATCAAAAACATTTTTGCCTTTAGTATTAGTATTACCATTAGATATAATACAATAATCAAATGTAACGCCAGATGGTTTTCTACATTTGTATATGTACCAATCGAATGAATCATTATTTCTTGATCTGTCGTTTTGACCTAATCTAAAGTTATGAAGTTGTAGTGGTCCATACAATTCGTTGTCAGAACCAATTAAGAAGATGTCTCCAAGTCTAGCTGTACCTGTCTCGGAGAATGACATCACCATAAAATAATCTTCTGGTATGATGACATTTGGTTGTTCAGAACCATGTGCAGTTCTATGACTTGTGCTGCTATAGTATCTAACATTACTTGAATCGTACAATGGCCTTGGTTTAGATGTTGAAGCGTTAGGATCATACAATTGTCCTGTCACGCCACCGCCAGCTGTGAAGTTTGTAAAGTTTACAGTTTGACTATGGAAGCCCAACCATTTAATCTCTGGACCAGACGTGTAACTACCAGAAGAAGGTAATCTAGAATAATCTAGCTGCTCACTACTATTACCAAAAGCATCCCGTGTGTGGTAAAATCTTGGTCCATATGCAAATGTGGCCAATCTGAAAATACGACCACTAGGAATGGACAAACCAAATGACTTATTACGTACAAGAGGGCCATCAACTATTATATTGCCTGAATAGACCTCTGCCTTGACGCCCAAGTTTTCATTGCAATTTTGAATCGTAAACGGAACAAGATCAAAGTTAGCTGAACCGTTACCAGATGGATCAGTATAAGTTGCAATGCCGGTTACTGTTAATGCACCTGTTGTTTGATTTTGTGTTAGTTGTGAAGCCACTGCTCCATCTGCACTGAACACAAACCTTTTATTTGGTATATCTGTAGCGGCTGAGGCTTGATACGATTGACTCTCAGAGTAAGTTACCTGGGAGGGGACTGGCTCTGGATAATTAAATGAATTATTAGCAACAGTAAAATTCCAAACCTTAGGTGTGCTTGTTGTTTCGCTAAATCTAAACTGAGGATTATTGACTGTTGCGCTAATGGTATTGGTATACTGTCTTGCAGTTACAAACACGCCGTTTGAGTATCTTACGTTGAAAGCTACCGTAAACGTTGCTGAGTTACTACCAATTTCATTCTGAACAACTCTAGCTCTAGCAGTAGGGCTTGCGTTACCACCACTGGCTATTGCTACAACGTTGGCACCATTTGTTTGAACAATTGTTGTTACGATATATGAGTCAGCAATTGTGTTTTGGGTTGCTCCTACCACCACAGTGCCAATTTGGGGCTTGATGTAACCATTAGCATTCTGTACAGCTGAATTTGTAATTGGATCCTTAGTGAGAATATCTACTAATCTAACAGCAGCATCCATGTTTGGAGGCACTAAATTAGTTGAGTTGCTTGTCAAGGTTAGAACTAGTAGCTCGTTGTTTTCTGTTACAAAGTCTTGAGCTGGATACAAATCATAAGTTGCTGTATTACTTTGAATAGTAAATGACCCACTCAATACACTTGGGGTGATATCACCTGTTGTAATTCCGGCACCACTAATTGTAAATGGTACAACTGTGTCGTTGTCAACATTTATAGTGTCAAGTGTAAATCTAACACCAGAAGATGGTGACTGTTCACTTATTGAAAGTACATTAGATGTTAGCTTATAAACTTTTAGATCAACTGGATTCAAGTCAGCTGCAACTGTCACATCTTTAGTTGCTTGTCTTTCAATACCTTTATAATTGGCTCTAGCTGTTATTCTATAAGTACCAGATGTTGTTGATCCTACTTGCGACTCTGGATCAATTCTAGCAATAGCAGTTATTCTTAATTTTTTATCTGAATCTTTTGCTAAAAATAAACCATCATCATTAAATGCTGGTAAACCATTTGGATTTGTGCTTGATAGCAATTGAGGCGGAAAATCTAATGTAGTTGTAGCGTATTGGGATTCTGATACTTCAAATGATTGTGTTGTGTTAAGTGGGTTTAATTTTTCTGTTCTAGTTAAACTATCTCCCCTCACAGTAAGAGGATGTGTTACTGCATCCAATGTTAGAGGAGGCGTGGTTAGAACTTCAACAAGTCTTGCTGAGCTATCATAAAGTTGTGCTGTTACCGTAACAGTCTGTACATTTGAACTATCTGTTGATTGTGATGTAACAAAAGTATTGATTGTTGCTGTAGTAGATGTTGATGTATTGGTGAAACCAACACTACCGTTATCTAACGAAAATGTTACATAGCCGCTTGGATGATCATGTGTAACAGTTGTCAACAATGAAGCTGTTGCTATTCCTGATACACTAAATGCTGTGTCTGTTTGAGATACTGATGTTATATCTGAGATATACTTTAATGTCTCTGCAGTTACATTAACAGTATCGAGTATTTTTTCTACAACAGTAGTATTACCATATTTTAATACACCTGTTATGTCAAAACTAGCTGTATTAGTAATATTTTGAGAAATATTTTTCCCGGATGGGGTTGTAGCAGTTATATTTAATGTTGATGTTCTGCTGTCATTTGTAACAGTAGAGATTGGTCCTCCACCATTAAACTTTCTTGTTTGCCATATGAATGATGCGTTTGGTATGCTCCATGTAGCAACACTTGTTGATATAGCAGTTTGAGCAGCATAACCAGTCTTGGTGTTAGAAACAGGTTGTTGGAGATTCAACCCATATGAACCAGCTCTAAGAATCAATCCACCCTCAAAATCATTTTGCGTGATAGCTTTTTGATCTAGTATTCTTCCATTAGGGTCTCTAAGTGTGGCCACGACAGTAACAACAGATTCTTTAATTTGATAACCTTCAGCAGCAAAATCATGATATAAAGATATTCTTTCTGTTCTACTTGAACTGTTGGATGCAATTAACTGAGTCGTTATAGCACTACCAGTAGTTGCATATGTAAATTCCAAAGTACCTTGTGTATATGTTGGTGCTACTGCATCATGAGTGGCAATAATATCAATAGTAGCATATTGGCTAGAGCCGTTAGAGAAAGCATTATTTGTTGTTACGCCACCAACAGCAGTTAGTGAAGTAATTTGTCTATCAATAAATTGAGCCAACAAACTAATCTGTATAGTGTTTGATTCTACTACTTCATTGTTATATAACATTTCTGTTAGAACAGAATATGTTGCTGTATTTCTAGTTTGAAAAGTTGGTGCTACTACAGTAAATGTTATTGTGCTGTCGGACGTATCTACTGTTTTACTATCTAGCGTTCCATATGGTCCGACCGATCCTGTTAACTTGGTTGGCGTAAATCTGTATCTTGTATTTGAAGACAATTCTGTATTGGATGAAGCTTTCAGAGTAATCGAAGCAGTCTGGGCAACGGCACCAATAGCACTAACAGAAGCTGAAGGTAGTGTTGTTACCTGAAATGCAGCATTAGCTGCAGTTAGTGTTAACTTAACATTTTTTGTACAGGTATTTACTGTGTGGACAGAATTTGAGACTGCTCGGACAAGCCCATTAGCATAATACTCTACGCCTGATGGAACAGTCATTACACCAGTCACTGTTAAGTTCGCTGTTTTGGTTCCATTAGGTGTAGCAAGAGTAATTTTTGCCGACTTAATGCCAGCTGGTCTATTAACTGTAGAATCAAACTGAGTAATTTTTTCTACTGTTATGTCACTTGTTGTAGTATTAGAAGATCCTGAATCAATAGTATATGACCAGGTCATTGTAGGATCATACATGTCACTATTGGCAGTAACGACTACTGTAACATTTGCAGTGTTGCCAACTTTAACTGCTGTTAGCTCAGCAGTAGCTGGAGGCGATGGTGGTGAACCTGGTGTTCCATGCTCTGTTGGTCTGGATGGAGCTGAAGCTTCAGGATCAATAGTAATTGTCGCAGTGTTTGTATAAACAAACAAACCAGTCGTTGAGGATGTTATCTTACATCTGTATCCTTGACCATCATATGCAGCAGTTGTTAGTTCAACAGCAAGACCTGGATTGGTTTCATTTGTAAGTATTTGCCATGGCAGCAATATATCTTGATAATACTCCCACTGGTATAGCAGAGGTCCTGGATCGCCAACACGTAGCTGGCCTTGAGCATAGAAATACCAGGTAGAGGAATCAACAGGCCCCGTATAACTTGATGGATTTCCTGTTACAACTGGTGCTTGAGTGACAGCAATAATTTCAGAGAAAGCTGTTTTATTCGAAAGATCACTACCTAGAGAAATTTCACTTGTATTATAAGATTTGACAAAAGTGCCACCTAGTTGTTTAACAACACTATTAGCAGCTAGATTTTGAATCTGATTAGATGGTGTACCGGGATTAAGCTCATCCGTTACATCTGAAACATCTATTGAGCTTGTGCTATTAGCTGCTGGGGTGGTCATTTCAAACCCTATAAAAAAAAGGCTACGTATCTATTTATACGTAGCCTTGATTGACAATTGAAGCTTATTTTTGTTCTTGTTTTTGGACCTGAGGAGGTTTGTTATGTTGAACTATTTTATTGTTTAATGCTTCAATTTCTTTTTCTAGATGCTTAACCTTTTCATCACTTTGCTGAAGCTTTTCAGTGAGTAATTCACATTGAGCCTTAACAATTAAAAGTTGGTTTATTGTTTCAATCCACGCTGTCCTGTAGGCAGAAAAAACTTTTGCCTCTAATTCATTATTATCCATTGTATTACCTCTTAGAATGTTCCTCCATCCAAATCAGCAAACACTGGGAATCCAGTAGAATTTGCCTGTAGTATTTGGCCATCTGTACCTGCTGCTGTTACTTGTAGAGCTGAAGTACCATTACCATAGATAACACCCTTGGACGTGAATGTGCCAGCGCCTGTACCGCCTGATGGAACACCTAGTGGTGATGATAATGTTATGCTTGTTGCCTCTAGAGCACCCACAACAAGCGCAGCAAGCGAACCACCTGTCAGATCAACAGTGGTACTTGGCTCATTCGATAGGCCAGTGTACAGTTTGTATTTACCTGAATCACTTTGGTCTCTGAAGAATGCAGTATAGCCAACAGTACCGTCATTATAAACACCATATAAACCAATATCTACAGAATCAGCTGAAACATTGCCGTTAGCTAACTTGATCAGCGGATCTTTTACTGTCATGTTAACTGTGTCGATAGTTGTTAATGTACCAGTAACTGTTAGGTTACCGGATACTGTCATATCAACAAACGAACCATTGCCAGCTGTAATTGTACCATCGATGTCTAGCGATGAAGATGTTAGAACAGCATTGACAGTTGAGTTACCGATAAACAATGCTGATGTGTTTAATGATAGATTTGAACCAACTGTGATAGAACTACCAACAGCTACAGCAGTTGAATTAACGGCTGTATTAACTGTTGAGTTGCCAATTGTTAGTGTTGTATCTATAGTTACATCTGGTGTTAGTGCAACAGTAATGTTTTGAGATGAAAATACAACATTTGCCTGGCCAGAGTTACCACTGACGGTGTGGTTTTCCCACTGACCTGCATCGTTGTCGTAAACAAGAACATTATTGTTAGCAGCTGATGAAATTGTTACATCTGACAATCCATCCAGGTCTGTGACGGGAGCTGCCCAGTATACACCACCAGTTGAATTTGACGATAAAACTTGGCCATCAGTACCCGTTGCACCATTAGCAGATACTATACCAGTGACTGTTAGATTGGTTGTTGTAACAACTGTTGAGTTGACTGAAACATTTACAGTTGAGTTGCCAACTGTAAGCACACCAGTTGCATTATCCCATGTGAATCTAGCGTTACTACCTAGGATACCACTATTATTAAATTGAATTTCAGTATTGGTGCCAGCAGCAGTTGCTGTTAGTGTTGTCCAATAGAGGCCACCACTAGAATTTGACGATAAAACTTGGCCATCTGTGCCAAATGTACCATTGGCTTGTAGTACTGTTGGAACCAAGTTGGCAACAATAAGTTTGTCAATCTCACTAGTTGCGTTAACAACAAGTGCCTGGTTAGCAGTCAGTACACCTGGTGTATGTTCACCACCAATTGGAATTACAGCTGAGCTGTTGCCAATAAACAGTTTACCTGATAAGTACGAGTATGCCAACTCACCTTCACTTAAGGATGTTGGTGTAGCTGTACTACTACTTCTTTTAATTTTGATTACGTTTGCCATTTAGAACGTCCCTCCGTCAAGCGATATTGACGTATTGCTTAAAGTTTTTACTTCGTACTTATCATTAGAAGCATTATATATGACGACATCGCCATTGGCGGGTGTTCCTTCTGTCACATCAAGTAATTGATCAAATCTTACCGAAGTTGCACCTCCCACATTAACCAACGTGACAGGATTAACCTTGCCAGTGGATTGAAGTGAACCGTTAACTGATTTAACAACAACGTTTGCTGTTATATTTGTAGTTGTTAAAAGCGCCATCTATTCCTCAGAATATTTATAAATTTATTACTTTGTGACGTTAGGTGTAACTGTTACAATACCTTCTATTAATCTAGAAATAACGTTGCCACTATCAGTTACTTCTAAATCATACACATAACGACCTGCAACTAGATTTGAAGTTTGATTGGCAGTTAATGCTAATGTAACAATACCAGTGTTTGTTAATGACACGGAAAAGCTAACTGAGTTGGAAGACGTATAATGCTTTCTTATTTGGGCCTCGCCCGAATAATTACTAAAATCAACTGGAGTGCCACTCTCACTATTGAAGGTGACTGAAGTTGAAAATGTTGTGCCTTGGTCGACGACCAAATTAACTTTTGTAGCCATTTATTATTTGTCTTTTAGTCCTAACTCTAGGGTTTGCACTTTATCATTAAGATGTTTGATCGCTTCAATAAGTAGTGGAACTAATTTACTGTAATCCACTGCTTTATAGCCATCTGATCTTAAGTAAACAGCTTGTGGTGCTACCTTTTCAACATCTTGAGCAACCAAACCTATATCATTATCTGGTTTTGGGCCCACATTTGTTAAATCAGCAATTGCCTCTTTATCCCAGTCAAATTCAACGCCGTTTAATTTTAATATCTTTTCAAGACTATTATCAATTAACTTGATATTTTTCTTTAATCTTTCGTCAGATGTATAATAAGCGGTTACATCACCTGTCGCGTAAATTGCACCATTCACGTGCAAAGGAGCTTCTGGGTTAGTCACACCACCAACACCAATTCTTGCTGCTGTGTTTGAAATAAACAATGATGCTGTTGTACCACCAAAATTTACATTAGCATTGAATCTTACTTGACCGCTACTATTGGCGTTTACGGTGCCTAATGTTAGTGTATCAATTTGTTGTTCGGTTAGATGGGTTAATCGTGTTCTTACCCACTTATTTGATGATGTGTCATATACAATTGTATCATAAGCAGAATTTGTAGTGTTAGCATACCCAACATTTGAAGTCAAAAGAAACTCGGCCGGGTCAAGATCAGTACCCTTAACATTTAAATTTGCAAACGCCATATACCCAGTACTGTTTGCTTTTAGCCAACCAGTAGTGGATGAGTAAGTGGATGATCTATCAGCAAATCTAAGTTTTGTTGTTGTATCAATTGTTACGTTACCAAGAGCGCTCAAATGACCAATGGTATACAAATTGTATGAACCATCAACAACAACATTCGTACTAATTGTAGCATTAGCACCAGCTGGACCTGTTAATGTGTTATTAATAGTTATTGTATTTGCAATAAAAGTACCAAATAATCTAGCTGTGTAACTGACTGTTGAGTTGCCAGTATTACTTCCTGTTGTATTAGCAGTAATAACAGCATTACTAATAGTCTGTGCTATTTGGTTGGTAATGGAAATCCAACCTGCAAATGTATCCGTATTTGCATTTATTTCGGAAATTACTACTGACATTTTTTATCCTCAAGTAACATTTGCACTAGCGTTTTTAGTTCTTGCACTTCTGCCTGTAGCATATTTATTTTGCTATTTTGCTGCTTCCTAAGTTTATATTCCTTCAACTTAGCAGTATTGGTATTTAAAATAGCCCCAGTGCTTTCGTCTTTAATATAATCGGGATTTTCTTTAACCCTATAAACTATTGACTGTTCCATCGTCATACCTGAACCGCAATAACTCTTAGATCGTTGATTTTTGGGTATAGATGTTCTTTGCCACTATCAGCAGTCATAACAATTTTCACTGCAAACTTTTTAATGACTCTATCATATCCATAACCACCATATGATGGACCACCTGTTGTTCCCCCTGTTGAATTTGCCGAGTAGTAGACTACAGGAACTGAATTGTTTGATTGATATGCAGCAAATGCATTGCCAGCTAATGCAGCTGTGTTGGCAAATGAATATGAATACTCTAGGTACTCATCTGGGGCATTTGTGTTTCTTGCTTTATTTGGATCTTCCAATGCCATCTTTGACCATACTTTATCATCAAACTTATCAGGGTCAGCGGCATTCCATATTTTTGTATAAACGTGAATTTCTGTATTTGCTGGCTTATTAACAGTGATGAAGATTTTTAGATCTTCAGCTTCCATCTCATCCTCAAGTGTTATAACCTTTGATATATACTTGGCATCAGCACTACCAGCGTTTGTGTGCTCGTTTGTTAAGTTATTATTAATTAAATTTCGAATAGCCACCAAACTATTTTTACCATTCAAGTTAATAACAGGCGAAATGAAATTACTATTAGTTGTTAGTGTTGCTTGAATTACAATAGATGAGTTAGATGATGGTGTGCCTGTTCTGAAGTCATTTCCTGCATTCTGTTCGTCGGTTTCTCCCAACAAATATCTAGGCTGATCTTTATATTCCAACTCAATATTGTTTTCTAGTGTAGCACCAGTGTCTTGAACGTACTTAGTGCCATTATACACCGCACTCTTAACATTGAGCGAGATATTAGTTAGGGGTAGTTTCTTAATACCAAGTTTTGGAGCAATTGCATGTATTGGGAACTTGTACAGGCCACTATTGGCAGTATTATGGACTCTTGCCAATCCTAAAATACCCGATCCATTAGCTGTTGGAGCTGACTCATCTGCTGTTCTCACAAATGCAATATCAGTATTTGCTTGGAAGTTTGCAGATGAATTCTTCAAATACAAAATTTTGTTAACAAGATCTAAGTTTTGTACAGTGGCTGAGATAGCTGTGTTTACAGCATTGTTTGACCAGCCATACACTTGATCCCCTGATCTGATATCATACTTACCTAACAACGATGAGAAATTATACAGCTTTAGGATTTCTGTATTTTTATTTCTTAGTGCTGCTGTTCCAGAGGTTGGTGTGAATTTAGCTCTATACAATCTAAATTTAATATCTTGGTTTACAAGATCAGCATATTTTTCTTCGTTGCCTGAGAAGTATGCTGTACCAACTAATGGATTTGAACCAATTGGTTTATCATCAGCTATATCACGCTTGCCTAGTTCCCCAACCCAAATATTGTAATCTGGTGAATTACCAATTGGTCTAACGACAAATCCGTAGCTTTCTGCGGAATCAAGATATACTAACTGATTAAAGGTAAACAATGTTTCTGATGTACCATCAACAGAAGTTGTAATATTTTCAGGGTCAACAATAATAGTGGACCCAGCAATTGCCTTGCTAGGATCTGGAATACCATTTGTAAGTCTGACTAGGAAAAGTTCTACACCCAGTGAGTCTGACTTGTTTTTGAAAAACAAACCTAATTTTGAAACAAATACACCTGGAACACCATCTGGTGTTGACACTTTGAATGTTTGTGTTAAACTAGTGTATTTAATGTTTAATGAACTAGGCATCTAAATTAACCTCTAATTAATAAATTATACATTTCTCAAATTTACTCTAAGATCGGAGTTCTTGGAATATGGCAATGACCCACTTCTATCACCACCACCAACTACAATAGTATTGTTAGTAGTAGTTGATGAGCTGGCAGTATTTGCATTCTTAAGAGTAAACACCTGAGAAGTATTACCAATGGAATTTGCATAACCGTTTGACAAGTAGAAGTCAGCCTTAACCAAAACTTTTGTCTCTGCACCAAATGTATTGTTTGAATATAATGTCAATATATCATTTTCTACACGTGGTGACGAAGCAATTGAGTTTGACGTTAGACCAGTTATTACCAAGAATGAAGCTCCGGAACCAGCACTTGTATTTGATGTTGAGTTTGCCAGCACGCTGGAGTTTGAAACTCTAATACGAATCTGGTTAACTGGTTTAATTGTTGTACCAGGTACAACATTGGTATATTCAACATATACAACATCACTTACTGCTGCATTAGCTGTGTTGGCTGTATCGCCATTATTAATCAACTTCAGTGTCGTGCCGCTATCAACCCAATAATCTGTACCACCTATTTGCAGAACACCATTAATTGCAACTTGAATACTTGTGTTTGTTGAAGTTGTTGATAGAGTAAAGTCATTGTTTGAAGTACTATTTGCTACAAACGAATCTGGTGTAGTAATAGTACCGTCTGTGAAATTACCTCTGCCTGTAACTTTTACTAGTACAATGCCTCCAGTTGTATTAGTTTGGATTGAAGCGTATCCATCTACTTGACCATTAGAGAACTGAATTGTATCACTGTTGGAGTAGTTTGAACCACCTGCTGTTACGTATACCTGTGTGATATTAGCATACGATATAGCTGGCAAAGGATCACCACTCTGAGTAGTTACTGTCCATACAACATTACCCTGGTAATCAATGGCTGGCTGAGCCAAAATCTTCAGTGTTGTGTTTGAACCAAGTGACAAGCCAGCATTATATGTTAGCATGTTATATGGTAGTGTATCTACTGCTAAACCAAGACCAATATCTGTTGTGTATTGAGACCAGTCGCCATATGCTTTTAGGTCAGAATAATCATCAAACAAACTTGGAATTAATCTTAGCAGCATTCCCTCTGGATTTGTTGGTGTACCAGGAGCTGCAATGCCACCAGTCTGCAATAGTTTTGTTAGTCTAATTTGTTTAGCAAATTCTCTTGTTGCACCAGCTGATGTTGTTATTGCCAACGACACAATCACATCTTCAACCGAATTCAATGTATCGAAGGATATCGTATGGGGCCCAACACCTGTAGCGGTATTTGAAGAGCATGTAATCAAACCAGGAACAGCACCAAAGTTCCATGAGTAAGATGTAATTGTACCTTGGTTTGTATAGCTGTCATCAGTAAATGTTAGTACAAATGTACCATTAGCAGTTATGCCATTTGTAACAACTGATGTTATAGTTGTATTACCTGTAAATGTATAATGAGCAAACAAGTTAGATGATGGTGTTGTGTTACCTGGTTGTGGATTGCCTGGATTTTTAGGTGGATCATTGGCTGAAATGTCAATTGTAAAGAATGTCTGCGCAATGGATTCATCTGAACCAGCAGCTAGTGATTCGCGATTAACCAATGTTAATTTGTGAACACCAACCTTAATTGTAGCAGCTGGAAGAATAAATTTACCAATAATTTCACCACGCGAATCACTAACTAATGGTGTACCCCATGGTGTAGTTCTTGTAACGAATGTTTCATCCTGAGCATTAGGTGTTGAACTTAGTTCACCCAATGCTGCTTGTGAGGTCAAATTGTATTGATTATCAATAAACAAATAGTGAGTTGTATTTGGCTTCAAGCCATAGGCCTTAAAGGCAAATACACTTTCTTTTGCTTGATACAATACACTTGGTGACATTGTAACATTATCATTGTCGCCAAGAACATCGTTCAAATCAATCTGCTTAGATGTAGCAATAGGTGTAGATGTTTGATCTCTAATTTCATTAAATGCTTTACCACTTGTATCGCGATACTGGAACAAGTCACCTGCGCCGCCTATGTACATATAATCTGTTGGGTCAATATTTAAGCGCCAGAAGCCATACTGGGCTATACCCGGCACTATCGAGTTTTGACCTGAATTCATATTGTTGTATGCAAGTGAAGGTCCATTGGTACCAGTAACAGCTGCTGGAGGTGCTAGGTAGTCAACGCGAGTCGACTTCAATGGTCTTAGATCAATGGTACCCGCCCAAGACAAAGGAACACCCGATACGTTCAATGGTTCAGATGCGTTAGGCTGCTCTAAGAATACTTCTTCCGTATACGCAAGAGTAATCATACTACCTGTTGCTTGAACATTAGAGTATGAGTTTGTATTAGTATCAAATTCAACATCAACAATTTCTGGATGGAAAGGTGGTCTTAGTAAACCATTCTTTTCATCAATAGCTGCTCTATAGTCTGGATCTTCAGTTCTACCAAACACATGACTGTTGAATGGATCAACAAAGAAACCATTTTGGAATCTTTGATTACCTGAGCTATCGGCAATAGTTGTTTGTAATGCAACCTTTTCTAATAAGTTTAAAGTTGTATAATATTCTAGTCTCTCAATTCTCTGTTCAAGAATCGAAATGTCACGCATTGTGAAACGCTTATGTGTTAACAAATTTAGCTGAGTGATGTAGTGGAATTTAGGCTTATTGACGAATTGTTTTTCGGCATCTGTTAATGAAGGATATGGAGGAATATCAACTTCAGCAATATTCAACACATCAGAGTTCATTGGAGATAGTCTTGGTGCTACATCCGGCAGCCCTTCTTCGACTTGGAACAACTTATCGCTTGTTAATACAAGTCTATCCTTTCTACCTAGGTAGTATGTAAAGTTAGATGATAGGACTGATGTTGGGAAAGGATTGTAATTTGTTGTATTGGAATTGAATGTGTTAGTAACAGGTGGGTTAACTGTAGCTGTTGTAAATTCAGCTGTTAGGTTAGCTGTATTTGATTTGTATGGTCGGAAGTCAATTACATCTCTTAGATCATAGCTTGTATTTGCTGTAGAAGAGAAGTACTTTGGAATTTCCCATGTTCTGATATACAAACTTGCATTAGCATTTAATGTGTCGTTTGCTGGATAAGAATCAACAGAGAAGAAACCTTCACCAGTTGTAGCATTTACAACAAAGCAATCAAATTCAACCAACATATGGACGTTAGCTAAACTGCCAAGACCTGACAATGGGTTGATCGATAGGGTTGCATGGTCATAATGGGTATCATTTTGGCCATCATTTAGTGCAAACTTATTAACCTGGTTTTGTAAGATATTAAAGTTGGATGAATTAGTGCCAAAATATACACCTGTTAGGTTGAATACATCCGGTATACCTAAATTCCACGGACCAGTTTCTCCACCAGCATTATTTGCTGTATTAATAATTACAACTCTCTTTCTATTAACATCCTTCTTCAATTCGCTTGCTTCATTATTGTAGGCATAGAATCTTACAGCTACATTAGAAGTACCAACATATGTGGAGCCTAGATTAATTGTTGCTGTTTCTCTATTAACAGCTACTGACAATGATCTCTTTGAACCAGCTGAAGTGTTAAGAGCAATATGTGATCCTTCTACATGTATTCTTCTATATGTGTTTGCCACTGCTGTTACGGCAGAATCTACAGTCATTGTTGTTGCGTCTGTAATTGCAGTGATTCTTCTTGTTTGGCTTGCACCAATAAATTCAATATATTCACCTACAACAAAGTCTTCATTAAATGTTGTTGTAGTACCTGTAATAATATTAGTTGCGGATGCTGCAACTGTGCCTGCTAAGTTGGCAGACGAAGCATTTGCATCTAACAAGACTACATCTGCTAGTAGTTTAGAAGAATCAGAACCGTCACTGAAGCCAACGATGCCCTTCAATGCGCCAATACCAAATGTTATAGTGCCACCGGAAATTAACTGGGCAGTTGTATTTGCTGCTGTATAGAAATAATTAGTATCAAACACGTTGTTTGAATTTCTCAGATTTTTTACAGCACGAGCATTCAGATTAAATAGCAGTTGTGGTACAGATGATTCCTTAACGACAGCTAGGCTGTTATCTAGAACAATGTCGGCAAATGCCTCTGTGTTAGTTGAGTTTGCGGTACCACTGTGGTAAACAATTGATCTAATGTCCTGTGGATTAGATCCATTATTCATTCTGATATTAAACAAATACAATCTATACTGGGAAGTTGGTTTGCCTTTTGTGCTATCAAATGTGTCGTTAAACTTAACAGCTCTCACATTAGCGTAGCCAATGATTGAACCTGTTGCAGCGGCACCAGGAGATCTATTTCCTGACACAGCATCTTGAGCTGCTGAGTATAAGACCACCTCTGTTGATTGGTTGACAGGGAAATAACCCCTAACCTCATCCACAACATAATAATTACCATACGATACAGTAATTAATGCTTCATTTACAGATAATGTATCTGTGCCTCTTCTACCAACAACATTAAGGTTGTCTAGCAATTCAATTCTCTTACCCTTGACATAGGCAAGACCTTGTGTCACTTCATATACCATATTATTGGTGCTAGTGAAGTCTGGTTTTGTTGTTACACTAAATGGTTTGATTACATAATGGCCTGATTCTTCGTATGTTCTTTTAGCTAGTTCTTCACCCAGTGTGTTGAACTGAGTATCTGTTCTTTGGAACACAGGTCCATTATTTGAAAATTCTACAATTGGGAATGCAATATCAGTGTTTGAAATTGTATTTGCGCCAGTCTTATTACGCGAAATCAACGTTGATGTTAGCTTTAGTCTATGAGCACCGGGTGCATTGATATTTGGTGTACCAGAAGCATTGTCATATAAGGAGCTGTCTGTTGTTTCTTTTACAATTTCTTCACTAGTATTAAAATATAATACCTTACCAGCAGGATCTCTTCCATTTTCATTGACGATAGTCAAATGTGACTCAACTTTAATAAAATGACCTTTGTGGAAAACAATACCAGGGCTAACAGCTACACCATAAGCAAACCCTTTTGAGTCATAAAGGGATGCGTTTGTAGCTAAGACTTGAACTGAGTCAATAAATGAGTTAGAGTATGGGATTAAATTAATACTGTCAATTGTTGCTGAAATATTTGTGTCTGTTGATACAACTACTGTTTCACCAGCTGCAAATTTCTTTCTTACATTTCTTAATTCAACAAAGGAGCCGGAACCATTAGCGTATGCATTAACAATAAAACCACGTGCAAGTGATGTTTGGTTAATAATTCTTGCGCCAGTTGGAAAATTCAAGCTATTAGCTGTTGAAGCAGAAGTTATCTTCAAAACAGTCTTATCAATGTAGGTCTTGCCAGGTATGTAAATATTTAAATATTCACCTTCAGCAAATGTTCTTTCGTTGTTGCTACCTGGTTGCGTATACTTAACAAAAAATCTAGCAGGATTTGCTGTTGCTGAAAACCCCTCTCTTGCAGCAACAATTTGTGCTACAACACCAGTAGTATTACCAACAGCAATGGCATTAACAAACTGAGTGTTTGTGGATGATAGTGATGTATTTGTAACAAACTGATCAGCAATTGAAACAAAATCAATATCTGGAAGATAGGAAATACCACATCCTTTAATAATTGTGCCATCTTTAAAGATGTGCTGGCCAAATCTCTCAATTTGATTTTGTAGAATTGATTGAGCTTGGTTTAGTTCACGAGCTTGGACGGCAACGGATGGTCGGAATAGAATTCTGTGGAAATTCTTATTCTCATTGTAATCATCAAAATACGGGGACGCATTTAATGTTGTATTTGCTATGTCAAGGGCCATTCCTTTACTCCATTAGAACGTAATTACAAGTCTGACTTGTTCGTTTGTAGTATTTGATCTTTGAATTGGTAAAACATTTTGTATGTACAAAATTTCACCGGAATATAGTTTAGCATCAGGAATTGTTGTTATATAGGTATTACCAATCACCTTAGAGTATTTAGCTCCCGAAGCAGCAATGGTTGGTGTAGCTGCATCCCCTACAACATAGCCAACACCTGTTATTAATGTGTCGTTGACAAATGTATTAGCACTGCTTATACCACGAGTTTGATCCTTATCCAGTCCTGTTAATACAATAGTTGAACTGTTGGAAAATGCTACTTTAGCCATTATCTGGGACCCGCCCCCAGAATTATTAGATCCAACCACATATTCACCTGGAATTAATGACTGAGTTGCGTCTTGCGTTGCTGTTACTGCTACTGTTTGGTTAAAGAATGATCCTGAAAATCTTGGTCTAATTGTTAAAGCTTCAGCTACAACAGTACGTGAGAACGGAGATTTAATCTTCAAACTTGTATCACTAACAACTTCAGTTACTTCTTTTTCTTCGTCCAAATAAACAATATAATCGCCAACGTTTACCTGGGCTGTAAAATATGTTCCTGTTCCAGTAACAGATGTGCTATCAGCAACCAGATCCATTGTCCCTGTTCCTGTTATTGTGTTTGCAGCAAGAGGATTTTTAATGATACCTACAGATCTAAACTCAACTTCTGATGAATGCGAAAATGTTGCTGAATTGGAGAACTGCATACCAATACCAATAGATTGGCAGTATAATTCATCCACTACATTGAAGCCATGGCCACCAGGTGGTGATATTACTGCTCTTACTACTGCACCACTACCAAATCCTGTGGACGTCTGAATGTTTACATTAGCTTGCTTATAATTTTTGCCAGGATTTACAATCTCAATTTTTTGAATGCTACCAGTAAATGTAGTGTTTGAAACATTCTGCATTATAGCATAAGCAATACAATTTGATCCCGTTTTAGAATTAATCTTTACATACGGTGATATAATATATGGCTGATTATTAGCAACATCTCCTGTGTTAAATGGTGTTTTAACTATAGCAAAATTACCACTGCTGTTAGAAACATATTCACGAATTTCTTTAACGTATGTTTGATTTGTTGTGTCGTTAGTAATAATTAATGCACAGTTTGAAAAGAATCCATTTGTGGATGAAGAATCGCTGTCAATTCCAATAACAAAATTATTATTGTTTAATGTTGAAATGGTTCCACTATCAGCTGGATAACTTGAGCCATTTGCTTCAACTGCAAAGTAGAAAATGGATCCTTCAATTGCCGCATTTTTAACATTTGCATTTTGAAAAATGGGAATAAAGTTATCTGTTGCAAATGTTAGAAAATCACTGTTATTAATTTCATACAAAAATAACCATCTATAACCATCCGACTCCTTAGGTGGATATCCCAGCTCAATATGTGTAGGTTCAATTGTTGACCTTCCATCATTGTTATTTTCAATACATTTGTAAACTTTATTTTCTGATGTTAATACGTAAAAGCTTTTTTCAATTAACTGTGTATCTTTATCGTCATATTTTGAATACAACGTGTTTGCTTGCCAGACAGTTTTTGAAGCCATTGGAATAACATTATTAGCAGTAATTTTTCTGCCAAACATCATTTCTTCATGCATGAATATGTTACTTTCATATTCATTATCAATTGTATTTGCAGCAGTTGCTTCATCATCTTCATAAGGGGACTGTCGAGCAGCAAACACATAATAATTGTTATTAACTAACTTACCTTTCTTATATGTGTTTGCTGAATATACACTACTAAATGATGCTGCTGTGGATAGATGTGTTGCATTAGTAATGCTTATAATTTGACGGGATTCAGGACCAATAAAAATACGGTCATTGACCGTAACCTCGTTAACAAAATTTGTACCAACCCCAACCACAGTTGTGGATGTGGTATTTACGGTAATTGTACCTGATAAGTTAGCACTTAAAGTATTAGCAATAGAATCTATAAATGCGTCAACTATATTGGACTTGAATCTTGTTAACATTCTATTTCCCAAACCTTACTTTTAATTATTTATATAAACGGTATCATAATTTGTTTGGATAGCCGTTTCATATGCAGTTGTAGTTGTTTTGTCAGTTACTATGCTTGTAGCTGTTGTAACAGTTGTATCAAGATCAGTATCTTTATATACTGTATCAAATGTAGTAATAACTTCTGTTGTTCTTGTGGTATCTCTTACGTATTCAAACGTCTGTGTATTAGTTAGAATATTTGTTGCTCGACTGGTTAATTTACTACCTGTTAAAAATACAGTTGTAAGTTCAACGTCTGTTAAAGTATCAAACTCGGTAATTCTATCCTTATAATCAATAACAGTAGTCGTAGATTTTGATGTTAACTGTTGTGTTTGGCCAGAAGCTGTATTATACGTTGTAGATGTTAAAAACGAGGTTGATGTCTGTGTCGATACAGCAGAAAGAGTGGATTTTGATGTAGCAGTTGACTTTGTAGTTAGCAAAGCGGAAACAGTAGTTGAAGATGTTTCAAATGCTGTTGATGTGATTGATGTAATTGTACTTGTTGTCTTTGATGTAGCTGTTTGGAATTGTGTAATCAGTATAGAATCAGTCACTTTGGCTGTGTCAGTTAAAAATGCCGTTGTTGTAGTTGTTGAAGTATATGTGTCTCTTGTGGTATTAAATGTTGTTGATCCAAAAGGCGTTGTTAAAAATACTGTATCATAATCTGTTGAAGTTGTCTTACCACCCTCATAGCGAGTGAATGCAGTAGTGGTTGATTTTGATGTGGATGTTGTTACATCTGTGTCAAGTGCTGTGTCTTTATAAACCGTATCAAATGTAGTTGTAGTAGCTGCAGAAGATTGGGTAATAGCAAACGTTGTATCAAATGTAGTGGACGTTGATAATGTTGTGTCATACCCAGTTGTTGTGTTGAATGTTGTTAATGTGTTTTTAACAGTGGATGTGGTAACATCTGTATCCAGCGAAGTATCTTTATAGGTTGTTGAACCTGTGGTGCTTGTTAGCTTGGATGTTGCTGTACTCTTTGTTGTACCAAATGTAGTCAGTGTATTTCTAGAAGTGGACAATGTTGTATTTGTATATGTACTTCTTGCAGTTTCAAATGCAGTAGAATATGCTGAAAGATACTGAGTGGTTGTATTAAATGTAGTATCATAAACAGTATTGTATACTGTTAATGTTCCTACTGTGGTGGCTGTATCCTTTGATGTTTGGCCAGGGTTTGTATTAATAACTGTATTGAATGATGTGGTTGTAGTACTAGATGTAAAGAACCCACTTGAAGTGACATAAGTTGTGTTTGTTGTCTTAGATGTACTAATTGTGGTATCAACAAATGTTCCAGCCCCAGAGTTTGTTTGATATGAAGTGTTATACGAAGTTGTTGTTCCAATTGTAGTTAAATACACTGTACCAATAACAGTCTCAAAAACTGTGGTTGTATCATAATCACCTGACATTGGATATAGTGTATCAGTTATAATGTCAGTAGATCTTGTTGTTGCCTTTGATGTTACGCTTGACGTTATTGTAATTGTGCCCTTAGATGTAAGACCCAGGGATGTAGCAGTTGTTTTGGATGTAGAAGTTGTAACATCTGTTTCAAGAGCAGTATCTCTAAACAGTGTTAAGAAAGTTGTAGCTGTACTTGAGGTTGTTATATAAGATGTTGTTGTTTGATTGCCTGTATCATAACCAGTATCAAATGCAGTTGATGTATTTACAGATGTCGAAAACACAGTATCAAATGTTGATGTAGTTGATTTGGTTGTTGCATAATTTGTAGCGTACGCAGTTGCAGTTGTCTTAGCTGTATCAATATTAGTATCGTAGGTTGTAGAAGATGTAATTACTGTACTTGATAATGTGTCAAATGCTGTTGTTGTATTTTTAGAGGTAATAACATCTGTTTCAATACTTGTTATATAATCAGTATCATATACTGTAGATGTTGACTTAGATGTTATGGATGATGTTGAAGTATTACGGGCTGTATTGTATGCAGTTGCAAATTCTGTAGAAGAGTCATACACAGTTGTAATTTCTGTACCTCTTCTTGTATCGTATGTGGTATTAATAACTGTACTTGTTGAGTATTCAGTAACGCGAGACACCGTAGCAAAGTTACTTACAAATACTGTAGATCTACTGGTTGTTGTTGGCTTGTCAGTTGCTTGTGAAGTATTGAAGTATGTTATCACCTCAGTACCCTTAGACAAAGCTGTTGCTCTAGATGTTGATATGGACGTGTCAAATGTTGTTGATGTATCAAATTGTGACACATATCCAGTTGTAGTGCTCTTTGATGTACTGTACTGGGATGCATACTCAGTATCTACTACTGTGTTGTAAAGACTTGAAGTCGTTCTGGCAGTGGCCTTCACAAGGTCTGTGTTGCGACTATCACTCAATGTTGTTTCATAAGAAGTTGCAATTGATGTTGATGTGTCAATAGTTGTATCTGCAACACTGTCATATGCTGTAGTTGTTGATACGTTTGTTGATAAAGATGTGTTGAACGCAGATGCTGTAGTTTTTGAGGTAGCAACTAACGTATTATAAGTTTCGTATGTTGTTACAAAAACGCTACTGTAAACTGTGTCGTATACTGAAGTAGTTGCAATTAATGTTGGGTTTGTAGTAGCAACAACTGTGTCACGCAATGTGTTTCTGTTTTGGAACACAAACTCTGTGTCAGTAACTTTGGATGTTAAAACATTTGTATCTACAGAAGTTATAATACCAGCAACCGTTTCATATTGCGTTTGATACGTTGAACTGTAAACAGTTTGTGTAGCTAGGATAACATATGTTGTTGTAGTGTTAACATCTGTATCCCGTGAGGTTGAGCGGTTTGTTGTACTAGCAAATGTAGTAGCCGTGTTTCTACTTTCATCCACACCGGTATCATAAGTTGTTGTAGTATCAAAAATTGATGTTGTAGATTTACTTGTAGATTTAGTTGTTGCATAACCTGTGTCGTAGGTAGTGTTAAACACTGTTGCAGTAGAAACATTTGTTTGTCTAGTTGTAAATCTACCTGTGTTTGTAATCTTTTGTGTGATAAATGTTGTGTCAATAGTTGTATCAAATACAGATGTTGTATTTTTAGATGTAGCAAAAATAGTATCAAAGACTGTTGTAACAACACTAGATGTATCATATCCTGTTTGATAAGTTGTATCAAAGGAAGATGTGGTTGATTTGGAAGTTGTCTTAGTAGTGTTAATTGTTGTATCAGTTAGAATTGCTGTATCAAACGCACTTACAACAGTTGTGTCGGTGCTATACGCTGTATTAAATGTGCTTAAAATAGTTGTGTCAAATGTACTTACAGTATCAAATGTGGTAGTTGTATCAAACGTGGATGTAGTATCATAAGCAGTTGTAGTTGCCACAATAGTAGATGTAGCTTTACTTGTAGCAACACTAGTTGTTTTGGATGTTGCAGTTGCTCTAGATGTTACAATTACCGTGTCATAAGTTGTATTGTAGGTTGTAGTTGTTGTGTACGTTGTGTTAAACAGTACTGTTGTCTGCGTTGATCTACCTGTTGCTACTGCTGTACTATAAGATGTTGTGTATGTAGTTGTTGTTGATACGGACGTAGCTCTGGATGTTGCAAAAGCAGTTGAAGTAGCTTTATTTGTAGCTTTTGAAGTTTCAAAAGTTGTTGTTCTTGCTGTATTAAAAAAGAACGATGTGTCTCTAATTGTATTGGGTACCACAGCTGTAGTACCAAATGTTGTGTTAAAAAAGAACGATGTATCTCTAACAGTGTTATTTAATACTGTTGTTTGTGTAGATTTTGATGTTGCTGTTTGTTTATTTGCTTCAAATACTGTTACGGTATATGTAATAAGCTCCTCTTGGAGTTCGGGGTCAAAATAAGATGATACGGTTTCTCTAGAAGTAATAAAGGCTGTAACCGTATTGAAGGTTGATGTTGTATTGAAGAAGAATGTTGTCTGGAATGTAGTTAATAAAGCTGTATTTGTTGCTTTAGATGTATTAAAAAAGAATGTTGTCTGGAATGTAGTAAATAAAGCTGAGGTTGTTAAAAATGTAGTTGTTTTAGATGTATTATATACTGTATTAAACACCGTTGATGTTGATGAGGTTGTATCATATACAGTTGAATAGCTTGAAGTTGTAGCTTTAGAAGTAGCTGCACTGGTGTCAAATATGCTCAAGTATGATGTTGTTGTTGCCTTTAAACTGCTTGTTGCTTTGGTTGTATCAGTGGATTTAGATGTCGATTTACTAGTAGCAAAACTTGTGTCAAAAGATGTTGTGGTATTGAAAGTAGTTGTATACTCAGAATCATAAGACGTGGTTGTAGCTACAGCTGTATCTGTGGATTTAGATGTACTTGTAAGCTTAGATGTTTGTGTTGATTTTGAAGTGCTTGTAGATACAGTTGTGCTATAAGACGTTTCTCTTGATGTACTTTTTGTTGTATCCGTTGAATAAGATGTTTCTCTAGTTGTTTCATAGGCAGTAGTTGTTTGATATGATGTCTCGTAAGTTGTTGTATAAGACGTTGTCGTAGCTTGATTTGTACCTAGAGTTGTTGTTACAAGTGTATTAAATGTAGTAGTTGTGTTCTTAGATGTGGACTGGGATGTATCAAGCGTAGTAGATGTTATCTTTGTTGTAATATAGGCTGTCGATCGTGATGTATTATAAGCTGTTACGGTATCAACAAGGGTTTCATATGCCGTAATGAATATGCTGGAAGTTGTCTTGGATGTACTCTTTGTCGTTAATACAAAAGTATCAAACGTCGTATTAAATACAGTTGTTGTTGACTTAGATGTAGAAGTAGCTTTGGATGTGTCAATATTAGTTACATACGCTGTAGTCGTTGTGGATGATCTGTCTGTATTGTACAGCGTAATGTATGTTGTTTGAGTTATATAAGCTGTTGCAATTTCTGTTTGTCTTTGCTGTTGTATTTCAAAAGAAGTTTCAGTAGCAGTTCTCGGAATTGCTTTAGTAATTTCAATCTTGGCACCGGAAGCGGGAGCTGTAACAAATACAACATTGTTACCAGTAATAGTATAATTAGTACCTAGTACTTGCGTTATGCCATTGACTTTAACAACTATGCTGCTCATGCCCCACCAGGAATAGAGTATGCGTTTGTACTACCATCACCAACAAAACCCCTACCAGAATAGCCTGTTGTTGCTGATGTTACCTCACTAGAAATCAATACACGACCAAACTTTTCAACACCTGCAGGGTGCCACAACTTTCTTAGTAAGTCACTATACTTGTCAAATACAATAGAGGATCTTACTTCGTATGAAAAATCTTGGTAGTAAAAACTATCGTGTATGTACTTATCTGAGTTTAAAAATCCTCTAGTGGATTTAAATCTACCTTCACCTTCACCTTGCTTGAGCACCTCAAGAGTACCTGTACCTTCTAGTTGGGTGTTTGCCAGTGACACAAGAGTAACAAATTCATTTGGCTCATATCCAAACCCCGAATCAGTAATTTTAACAGCACCAACAGCGTCTGTACCAAATCCTGTTAATGCTGTAATTACAGCATTGTTGCCAAGATAACCATTACCACTTTCTCCTCTGCCAGCTTCGTGTTGAACATCAAGCAACTTCAAAGTTGATATAATAGTATCTACTGCTTTCACTTGAAGATTAGTGGTATAGCCTGAGCCAGGGTTGACAGTTTTTAGACGTCCAATGGTGCCCACTAAATAGTTTTGAAATCCTAAAGCATCCTTCAGAAGTGTATCAAAACCAGCTTCAACATTGGATGATAATCCATATCCATTTGCTGTAGGATAAGACAATTGGCCAATTATCATATTAGTGACATTGTTAGCTGTACCAATATAAGTTGTTGTTTGCCCGAGAGCTGAAATTTTTAGTGGAGATGTAAATAGGTTGTGCGTGTCTACTAATGTTTGGATCGCCAAGTTTGCTTCTTCCCCACCGCCGGCTATTTCAGCATCAAGTATAGCCGCCACACCAACACTTGGACTACTTGATGTATTAATAACACTGATCACTACAGTGTTTGCGTTTAAGAAACCATTACCACCATTTGTTAGTGATATTGTTACAATACCACCCACAGTATTTGTACTGACGTTTGCTATTGCATTAATAGAGCCGTTTGAAAGAATAACAATATCACTGTTGTCATAGCCAGAACCACCCGATGTTATGATTACATTTGTTACAGGACCTGTAATTTGAAATTCTGTGTTATCAATAGTATAGCCGCTACCACCATCAAGTAATCTAAAACTTACTGTGCCGTCTCTTTCTTCTAATTGTGTAACAACTGCTTTACACCCCTTGCCCTTACCTCTAACTTCTAGCTCATCTCCTAGATTAAAACCAAACCCTGTTTGGATTCCTGTTATTGATGTGGCTGAACCAATGATTTGAGGGGAGTTGATAGCACTAACAGCGGGTTCCGTGCCTTCAGGTAAGCGGGCTTGGTCAATTAAAACGGTTTCATCGTTTCGGAAGTTTCCTTCAACATCTGTCAAATAAAATATGTTAATGTTTTTATTATTAATATATTTTGTTTGAAATCTTTCTACATAAGCTCTTGCACCAGATACACGCCCAACAATAAACTCACCAACAAATAATGAATTGAAAGGCTTATAGGATACTTCAAGGTAGATGTTCTGCCCCCATTCACCATCAGAAAGTCTGAAGACATCGTCACCTGGTTTGTATACACTTATACTATCACCAAATAACAATTGAAATAATAGTTTTAAACCACGCTCGGTTCCCTTTGAACCATATACTTCTTTAATATGTTTCTGGAGTAGCTGCTTATCGCCTGAAATATCTTCAGGAATTGGAAACATGTATTTTTTCTTAAACTCATTAATAAAGACATCAATTGTTTTATCAATATCTCTATATTCCAACAATCTTCTTGAATCATAAAGAATTTGATCTTGAGATTCTAACCACTCGAAGTATGCTTTAACAAAAGCAATAAACAACGGACCTTCATCTCTGTAGATAGAAGGAAATTGATCGGCAATAAATGGAGAAATGAATCTTTCTATTTGCTTCATTATTCTCTGATACCATTTACGGTTACAGTAAGATATTCGTCACTGAGCTGTAATATTTTATTTGCTTTTGTTTCAATATCAAAATTTTGTGTCTTAGCATATATGCTAATGTATGACCCGTCAAAATCTTCGTATGTTATTTCACTGATAGTTAATAATCCTGTTGCATAATCAATTGTACCCACTTTATCAGCTAGCAATACAATTTCATTATTAATTACCGCAACTACCATCAAGTTACCTTGACCATCATCCTTTATTCTTGCCTGATAATCTACATTGCCAATACTATACGTGAATACAGAAGTTTCAATTGAAGGTTGAGTAGTTTCATAAATTTTTCTTGTTGTTAGATTTTCAGTCTTGATTTGATTTTCAAACGAGAATGAAACTCTTGTTGCCACACCCTTCTCTATAATAACTTGTTTGACTAATCTTAATTGGGTATTATTGCTGATGATAGCGTCTTCACTATCATCTATTGCTTTACATAGTTTGGAGAATCTTAAATCTGACCCAAACTTTTCAAGATTATCTGAACCCCAAGTTAGTATTGTTGACTCAACAAGCGACTGGATATCTCTTGCTGATCTACTTGTATTATTGATGTTGTAAAGAACATTGGTTACTACTTCTGCTAGAAAATAATCTGGATCTACTACTACAGGATCAATTGATATCGATGTTCTTTCCTTCAAGAAATTATAAATTTGTGTTTTTAATGAAGCAGGTAACTTGGTTGTACCAATTGGTTTGGCTGCAACAATTACCTTACCATACTGCTTTGGTTCCGTCTCTTCACCACCATATGCTGTCACAACTTGGAGAGATGGGAATTCTTGTCTTGTTAAGATAATAAAATCTTCTACAGTAACAGCCCTATTCTGAGTTGGGAAGTATCTTGGAGCATTAAATTTAATTTCATTATCTGTCTCGTGTTCTGCACCACCTTGAGCTGCCGTGACAGTTGTTACAGTAATACCAGTATATCCATCAATTGGTGTTGGTGCAGTGAATGTATTGACACCATTACCATCAATGCCATTGGTTTCTCTATAGTTAACAGTGATAACATTGCCATCCACCAATTTTTTACCAATGCTACCATTACCAAACACAAGCTCAAACAAATGGTCTTCAGCACCTTGAACAAAGAATATCTCAGCAGTGCTATCTAAGCCAAATAGGAATGTCTCTTTATTCCATGTTCGCTCAGTTGTTGAGCTCGTAGAATCTTTAACAGTTACGCTTATTGATGAAGTATCAACATTAGCTGATTGTAGAAGATATCTTGCTGAGTTGTTAGCGATGAATATTTCTCTTACGATATTACCTTCATACACACCAACGTTGGCAGCTTTATAAACGCCGTTCTCTGGTCTAATAACTAAGGTTTCGTTTGTTGTAAAATAGTAGGTTGTACCATTTTCTGTCCTACCATTAATTTCATAATACTTTGGTATTGTGATAGAATCAGGGGAATCAGTGGGCACAACTGTAAAATTAACGTAGGCAACGGCTGATGTTCTTGATCTTGGGGTGTAATTTAACTCTTTAGAATGCGATACAATTGATTCCCTAAGTGTTGCTGTATCAAGAAACATTTCGCTGCCTACCATGTTGAGGTAGACGCCATTCATATATGTGTTATAAGCTAACACATCTAATAATACAGAAAGATTGGACCCTTCAAAATCGTAGTCTTTAAAAACATCTTGTTGGGATAAAAATGTCTTTAGTCTAGATTTATAGTTTTGAAAATCTAACTCAGTAGTTGTTAAGAAACCATTAGCCATGTTATCTTACCCTATCTAATAGAAAATCCAGAGTCTGGACATCTTCTGATGTGTCCATTCTGAATCGTATTGTAACATTATACGAGTTTGTGTCGTAGTTTGCCTGAACTACTACCTGTTCTAGAATAGCTCGAGGCTCATAGTTTTCAATCACTTCCGTAATATAATCTTCAACAATCGATTCAGTTAGAGGTGTCGCCGGCGAAAATAGTAATGATCTTAGGTTGCCGCCAATCTCAGGATCAAGTAATCTTTCAAACTTATCAGTTAACACTAAGGATTTAACCGATCTTTTAACTGAGTCAACGTCTGTTAATCTATTAACATCTTTTGAAAAGGGATTATAACCAAATCCTATACTCACATCTGAGTACTTGGCATTAGTCTTTGCAAATGTAGATGTTGTTTTGATGTAATTAGACATTTAAAGCCTCTTAATCTGATTATTTATATTAACCATTTGCAAAGACATTATGTGAACCCTCAGCAATGACATTTTGTTCTGGAGTGCCAGTACCATAATGATCATCTTGTCTACCAATTTGCTTGTTGCCAATAAAGACATTTGGAGAGTATTTGTCTAAAACAGATTGATCCACTTCACACCCCTTTCTTTTATGTTCTGCTATTTTATTGCCCTTGACGGGTATTAATTTAAAATTAGCATATACATAACTGCTGTTAACCTCTCCAACTGCTGTGTTGACAGGGTTTCCACACTGATGGCCTTGACCAGTAGGTGATTGTACTCTATCTCCCTCTCTTGCTACAGCTGGCATTATGCTACCGCCGTTGGTTTGAGATCTACTAATTTATTCCGTGCATAGGTGCTGTGGTTATTGAATGTTGCAAGTGGTAATCCGCTCTTAGAAACGCCATCACCATACGCAATGTGAATCCACCCCGAACCCCCATTTGTTGTATATTCTAATAAAAATTGCTTTGCAATTTTACCAACAAGTGGGTATATTTTCTGAGCAGCTTGGTAATTTGACATACCATGTACCTTAATATCCACTGCTCTACCAATATCGTGGTCAGACACTTTACCACTTGCGGAAACACCAGTTTTTCCTGATTCCCTAAATGCAGAAGTAATAGTGAATCTAAAACCAGCTGCCTTAATAGGTTCAAGAATATTTTCTGCTAGTTTGACCAGATTGCAAAGTATATCAGACTCACTCTGTCCACCCTGAGCTCTCAGTTTTCTTGTTCCCCCTTGTGTCATATCAGCAAGCGTGAAGTTTTTTGAAATTTTTACTTGTTTGTAATCATCCTTAAGTTGGATAGCACCACAAGAAACATCTTTCTTCTCACCACCAGCAGGAGGTGTTGATGATTCCCCTTCTGCTGGTGGTGTAGTATCAATAGGGGGAAACCCTGCCTCTACTCTTAATGCATTGATCTGTTCTGGTGTCTTTTCTACATCATCTTCTACAGCAAGTAGTTCAAATACAGTAGGCCCACCAGAGCTCTTAGTAATTGCTTCAGGTGGCTTGATGGTATCTAGTGGTTTGGCAGTTGGCTTATTAAAATGAACTTGACTACCTTGTAGTTCTACATTACCGCCAGAGTATATAATAGCGTTACCACCTGAATCAATATTTGTGGCACCACCAACAGCAACATCAAAATTGCCACCAATATCCATTCTTAAATTACCACCAACTCTCCATGTAGCATCACCAGTTGTTGAGATATTTGTATTTGCACCAGCTAGAATGTTAACAGACCCAACAACAGACATATTCATGTTACCACCAGTATATGTGTTTTCGTTATTGAACACAATCTGGTAACGACTATTAGCACATCTATATACTGTTGAGCCATCTGGATGGAATTCAATAAACGAACCCTTCCTATGGAAAATTTGAACTCTTTCAGACGTTGGTGTATCATCCAATTCAATTACATGGCCACTATTAGTTTCCATTACATGGTTGAATGGATACCTTGCATCAAATTGGGAAATTGGTTCTGAAAATTTTGTACCATCAGCAGCTGGTACTGCAGCCGTGGCTGATGACTTACTATAGGCTACTGCATTTCTATCAGCAGTACCTTCCTCACCTCTAGCTAGTCTTGAATTTGTTCCTTCATTAATAAACCTTGGATATGTCCCAGATGGGTCGTAGAATCCTTCTGAGGTGACTGCTTGTGTTTCAGGTATACTAACAATTGAGCCAAGAACAATAGGTTGCTGCGCAAGTTCACCATCCACAAAAAAGCCAACAACCCAATCACCTTGGTTAACAAGTGGGGCTGACATAGCTGCTGTAGATGATACAAATGGTGCCCAAGGTAAGTCGCTTGTTGGCAATAATGCTTTATCTTTTGTGTGATAACCAATACATCTCACTTTCACTCTGTTGATTAGTAAGGGATCGTTAACATCCTCAACTACACCCATAAACCATGTCATTGCTCTAAACTGTGCTTGCCCTTCCATAATTATGACGCTCTCTCTTTAATAAACTGAGAATTAATATCCTTTCTATAATCCTCAATACTTCTTTCATACCCATCTTTAAACAAATCACAAATTGTTACATACTTCTCAACATCAGTTATCGCATGTACACAGCTGCCGACTAAAAACTTACCACTTATAAAAAAGTCAGATTCTTCTCTTGGTTCACCAGCTGCCTGGTTAATTTTAATGTTGATAATGTCGCCAGGTTTCAATCTTGGGTTACCTAGCAGTACTACAGTCATTACTGTTTGGTTTAGTAGAGCTTTTTGTGCTATTGCTAAACTTGTAATTGAACCAATATATTCATTGGTATTATCGTAGGCAACACCACTACATCTAATAAACAAGCTTGGTTCTTCGTTTGTTTCTCTTTGGTCATTATTGACATCGCCTACAAAATTTGTCATTTCTTCCTTGTCCATCAATAAGTTTTGACCAAGGAGTAAAACATTTTTAGTTTCGTTTCTTATATCAAACGTTGTTTCCTCAATTGTTCTTCTTACAAAGTCAAACACAACAGTTTTGTTTTTAAGAGAACCCATCATTATTTTTTTTCTTTGGTCAGTGGATTCGTGATGAACAAATTCCTGAATTCTAAAATAGTCGTTTGATGCACTTGTTTGATTTCTGTTCTTTTCGGGTGAGAAGATATAATTAAATGAGTTACCACTAGCCACAATATCAGCTAGTGGCTTGAAGTATATTTTATCTCTTGTTTCATAAAAGAAATAATTGCCTTTCTTGTCATCATTTTCAGAAATACAATGCTTACTGATTTCTTCTATCGCTGCAAACGGTGGCTTTGACGATATAGTATATGTTAAGGCTCCAAATGTGTTAGCAAAGTTTTCTGGTTGTATTTGATCTGGGGTCGGTGTCAAAAATTCCTCACACATATTTTTGACAATATCGCTAGCTCTACCTCTATAAGATTTTTTAACAACATTTGTTAAGCTTTTAAATCCAATTTTAGAAACAGCTCTAAAAGTATATTTTGAACTTTTCTGACCCTCGTTGCGGATCTGACCACCAATTTGTTCAACAACAAATTCTTTAGAAATCTTATCATCAATTGTATCGCTCGGGTCCTTAAAGATATCAAATCTCAGTATGTCTCCGGGCTGAATACCCAACCGCTGAATAATGTTACCACCGTCCACAAATAATCCCTCAACATACATGAATTTAGAAAATAATGATTCGTATATTCTAAAGGTTCTTGCATATGTTGTTAATCCAGTTTCTGTATCTGAATTATTTGTTCTCTTTATGAGGGTTATCTTATAACCAAATTGTTCAATCTGTCCCTTTTTGACAACAAATGATTGAACTAGCGATTGTGTTTGGGACATTACAAATTAACCTTTTTGAATAGTAGCTCTAATTCATTAGTAATATCAAGAGAAAGGGATCTATCTATCAGTCTAATTTTTCTTTTTTCTTCGTTAATAATTAATTCGTATGTGTAATTATCAACAGCACTCCACCCACTTCTTAAAACATTAGTTGTATTTTGGTAAGTTGTTTTTGTCATCCAGTAAGAATGATTGTCGCTTCTATAATATAAAGCGTTGTTAATATTGGTGGCTTGTTCAATACTACCATATTTTTTAGTAATGTACTTGTCGAATTGATTTGAATCAAGAGGCCAATCATAATATGGATCAATCATATCATTAGCAGCCATAATTAACCAAACAAAGTTAATTGAACCATAATAGTTGTATGATAATGTTGTTATCTTTTCGTCGTCTCTAATTGTATACGGGTAAAAATTATCAAAGTTATTAAGAAGGTTTTTTGCCAACTTAGCTTTGAGAATAATATTTCTTACGGAGTGTTCACCGTACTGTACAATTGGAAAATTTTTAAAATATTTCTCAGACATTAAGTACCTCTGAATCTACTGACTCTATCTCTTACGTTGTCACGTAATCCATTACCTTCTCTCTCACCTCGTGGGAGGGATTCAACAGCCTGGTTAGGCAATATTGTTACATCACCACCATATGTAACATCAAACACATCACCTCTTAGCTGTTCAATTTCTGACAGCTGTAACTGTAGCTCCACAGCTTGGGGAGCCCCAATCAGACTTGTGCCTGTGTTTTTAAAGAATGCAGGTTGATTGCTTGGATTGTAATTAACTGTGATACCTTGAATTACACATCTAGCAAAGCCAAACAAAGCATTTGTTCCAAAGAATGTGATTTCCACTTCGCTTGGCATTGACAGGAATAATCCCTGACCAACGGGAAGGGATTCTTTTTTGAATCTCGTAATAATTTTTTGAATTGCTTCAGAGTCTTCTGGTGTTTCTGGCGTTAGTCTAAAATTTAAATTATGTCTTCTTAATTCAACGTTTTTAAATACAGCTGTTGTGAATGGATTAGGAACATTACCTGCTGCAAGGTTTAACGCACCAGCAACAGAGCCTGAAACCTGAGCCAATGTTCTGGCCAAAAACTCAGCATCACCACCAACTCTACCAGCAAATGTCTTAACTGCCTCGCTAGCGCCAGATTTAGAAAATGCATCACTCACAGCTTCACCACTTTGAATACCAGCAGCTACTGCACCAAGATCAACAGTATCATACGCTAAGCTTAGTGTATCAGTGATGTTTTCTGGTAATGGCAGTGCTATATGAGCTTGCGTTAAGTTACGTGAAACGACTTGCTTTTTAGTATCCGTTGTGCCCCCAAACGATGTTTCAAACTTAACAAATTTGAACAACGTGCCCATGTTCAATTTACTATCAGCAGCTGGGAAAACTGTTTCAGCAATGTCATTGACTCTTCTTGCTCTGTTCAATACTGCTGATGGATGATTTCTACTTCCAGGTCCGGCCATATAAATACCTATATGAGTTATAAGGGGCGTTACAAAGTTAAAAATCCACAAAAATACAAAGGTGACCCCACCAATGTTATTTATCGTTCATCTTTAGAGCTTAAATTGATGAACTATCTTGATATGCATCCTGATGTTCTTGAATGGTCAAGTGAAGAGTTTTTCATTCCTTATATTTCACCAATTGATGGCAGATTCCATAGGTACTTTCCGGATTTCAGTGTGAAGAGACGTGATAAGAATGGTAACGTTGATAAAATTGTAATTGAGATTAAACCGTCAACACAAACACGACCACCAGAAAAGAAAAGTAAAGTCACTAGAAGATATATTACAGATGTTAAAAATTGGGGTGTAAATAATGCCAAGTGGAAGGCATGCCAAGAGTTCTGCGATGAGAAAAATTGGAAATTTCAAATATTGACAGAACGAGAAATTAATGGCTACAACTACTAATAGCAATATTACAGGATTTCAAAAGCTGCTGCAGCAAGCTGCTGATGAGGGTGTTTTATTAGATAACTCTAAAGAGTCGTTAGAGTGGCTAAGGAAGAAGTACGTAACGATCAAACCATCCGACGTCATAGAAAAGAAGTTTTTATCTGAAACAGATAGAAGGCGAAAAACACCACTGCTTGGTAGAATGTACATGTTTTTGTACATGCCAAAATACAGAAATGAATTACCTTACTACGATAGGTTTCCATTAGTATTTCCATTTAGAAGGGTGGCTGGCGGATTTTACGGATTAAATTTACATTACCTATCACCTAAGTATAGGGCACTGCTAATGGATCCGCTATACAATCTACTTAATAATATGAAGTTTGATGAGTCAACTCGGCTGAGAATGACATATGACCTACTTGATAGTTCATCTAAATATAGATGGTTCAAGCCTTGTGTAAAGCATTATCTAACAGAATATATGCGCTCAACCTTAGTTTATATTGAACCTACAGAGTGGAACCTTGCTTTGTTTGTTCCTTCTGAGCAGTTTAGAAAAGAAAACAAGAGAAATGTTTGGCAAGATTCATACAGGTCAATAAACTAATGGCATTTGATATAGACAAATGGAAGTCAGTTCACACTGCTGGATTTTTAAGATCTTCCAACTACATTGCTTTAATATATCCTCCACAATGGGCCTATGCAGAGTCTGAGAAGTGGTGGGGTCCTGATTTGGCTTATCTTATTTCTGCTACATCTCTACCAGGCGTACAGATAGCCACTACAGAAAGCAGATTATATGGTCAAGGCCCATTAGTCAAAATGCCATATGATATCTTAATTACAGATATTCAAATGAAGCTGTATGTTGATGCTACAGGAAGATCAATTCCCTTTTTCCACGATTGGGTAAGGAATATTGTTAACCTTAGCCACGTACAAAATGAACCTAGATTTGGTGCATTTAGTAATCAAATATCATATAGAAGTGAGTATGCTACAAGAATTGACATACTTGTTTATGGTGATAAGCCTAGAGTAAGTAGTGGCGAATTAGCTGATGGGGCTTTAATGATTTACAGCCTCTATGACGCATTTCCTGTGTCAGTATCAGAGGCATCATTGGATTGGCAAGCTGGTGGTGAAATAATGACGTTCAATGTTTCGTGGGCGTACAGATCATTTGAGTATAAACTGCTTGAAGACGTTGCCCCTACTATTAAGAGCACTGCAGTGAGAATACAGCAACCAAAGAGTACTTCAGCATCAGATGCTGGCACTGCTCCAACAAGAGTTCCTTTGAATGTGTCAAATCCTACAGTACCTACAGCAGTACCCGTAGATCTTTCTAATGGACCACCACAGGTAAACACAACAGCAAAGAGACCAGAAAGTGGATTGGCAAGAATTAATAAAACAGCTAGCAACATCAGAGAGAGTTCTCAGAAAGTTAGAACTCAATCCGTATCCTTAATCAAAAATGTTGAGAGTGTAATTTATAACAACGAATACATAAAGGCCGCAGAAAACATTGTTGGTACAATCAATGATGTTAGAAAGACAGTTGGCGTTCTAGCAAAACTCAATAATACATTGAAGAGTGACCTAAAACAACAACTCACTACAGCTACCGGCGGTAAGAGTTTGAAGAATATTATTAAATTTTAACTATTGAGGTGAAGTATGCCACTACCAAAAATTAACCAACCAATTTTTTCATTAACACTACCATCTACAGGTAAAGCAATTAGATTTAGACCCTTTACTGTTAGAGAAGAGAAGTTATTGTTGATTGCTCAGGAATCCGGTGAACGTAAAGACATTATCAATGCATATAAGCAACTAATTAATAATTGCTGTATTGATCCAGTGGATGTTGACAAGTTAGCATCATTTGATATTGAGTACTTCTTTATCAATCTTAGATCTAAGTCTGTTTCAAATATTGCTAAAGTTATGATTACAGATCAAGACGATGGTAAGCAATACGAAGTAGAATTCAATCTTGATAAAGCTGAAATTGTGAAGAAGAACGATATATCAAACAACATTAAGTTAACTGATAGCATTGGTGTTTTCCTCAAATATCCAACATTTGAAATGTTATTGAGCCTTGATCTAGAAAAATTAGATACCATTGGTATTCTTCGAAGTTGTATTGATCAAATTTATGAAGGTGATCAAGTATTTGACACATCAAACTACACTACTAGTGAGATGGATGAATTTATTATGTCACTCAATAAACACCAGATGGAAAAAATTCAAGAATTCTTTGAGTCATTACCAAAAATTGTTGCGCGTAGTAAATATGTAACTGCTGAAGGTAATGTCAAAGATATTGTGATTGAGGGCCTCGATAATTTTTTCTAGTCCTGGCTGGGTATAACAACCTAGCCAATTATTACCAGACTGTATTTGCATTATGTCAGCATCATAAATATTCAATTAGAGATATTGAAGATTTGATGCCTTATGAAAGAGACATATACTTAACATTATTAATAGATTTTCTTGAAAAAGAAAAGGAAAACTTAAGAAAGCAAGGAATTAGGGACGTATAGTTAATGGCTGATAAACCACTACCAAATGTAAACCAACAAGATCCAGCCCGAGCTGTTATTCAGGTTAAGCTGGACAGTGGCCAGTTTAAAGTTCTGGATAGAATGGTTTTGTTGTTAACTAATGTGTCCGACAACCTCTACAACTTAACAGGGTTTATGGGCGCCCAGCTCACTTCTCTTAAGGAAACGGAAGCTGCACTAAAGGAAATGGCAGCTGTTGATGAAGGAAAGGAAAGGGAAAAGGCTCTTGAGAAAGAACGAAAGCAGGTACCACAGCAAGAAAAAAAGAACCCATTCCAAAAAATTATAGATTTCTTTGATAACATTATTAATGTTCTTCTGCCCTTCATTATTGGCTTTTTTATTGGACTGAAGAAAGAAATAGGGCTGATAGCAGCTCTTGCGTTAGTCTTTAGAAAACAAATATTTTCAATATTTAAACTTGTTTTTGATCAAATAAAGAAAGTAGTCCTTGCTCGGAGTGGGACAGCTGCTACAGATAAAGCGGCAGGAGCAGCCGGAGCGGCTGGCCAGCAGGTGCCAGAATCACCTGAAGGTAAGGGAGCTAAGGGTGCAAAGAAAGGACCTTCTGGATTAGACAAGTTCCTGGAAGGGGCTAGAAAGACTGGCAAGGCTATAAAGGACTTGTTCGTAGGTATTGCTGATACTATTGCCAAGGTTCTTGGTAAGCTAGCTGGTGGTATCAAAGATTTTATATCAAAAGTTTCACAAGGTATCAAGACGCTTTTACAAAACATCGCCAAAGGTATTGAAAGCTTTGGTAAGGGCAATGTATTAAAGGGTGCAGCTGCTCTATTGGTTGTATCTGGTGCTCTGTTCGTTGCTGCCAAGGCATTCAAAGAATTTGCAGATGTCAAGTGGGAATCTGTTGCCAAGGGCTTAGTGGGCATTACTGGACTTGTTGTCGTAATGAAACTACTAGAGAAAGTAACAGGTAGTATTATTAAGGGTGCTGCAGCTCTTGCAATTATGTCAGGCGCATTATTTATTGCTGGCAAAGCATTCCAACAATTTGCTGATGTCAATTGGGAAACATTGGCCATCGCTGCAGTTGGTATTGGTGGTCTGGCAGCTGCAATGATGCTGCTTGGTCCAGCAATTGTTCCTATTACTTTGGGTGCTGCTGCTCTTGGTGTTATGAGCTTGGCGCTAGCTGGGTTTGGAGCAGCTGTACAAGTACTAGCAGCTGGCTTACCTACAATTAGTGAATTTATTAAAACTTTGGCTACTATTGATGGTGGAGCACTGCTGCTTGCTGCCTCGGGCATAACGGCTATTGGTGTAGCGTTAGCAGCATTAGGTGCTGGCCAGGTTATACAAGCATTGGGTAACTTTGTTTCTGGAATCTTGAGTTTTGGTGAAGAAGACATCTTTACCAAACTAACGAACCTTGGTAAAGTTGCTGGTGATTTAAATCAATTACCAGCTACACTAGAAGCTCTTGGTGGATTGTCAAACTTCAAAGTCTCAAGTGACTTTATGAAGAATGTTGATATACTATCAGGTGGCCTAAAGAAAATAGCTGATGCTGCTAAAGGATTTGAAAACACAGACGATTCTCTAACTGCTTTAGCTAAGATTGCTGGGGCAATGGGTAAACCTGCTGGTGGCGCCGCTGGCAAACCTGCTGCTACTGGCGGACCAATGTACAGTGAAAAGGATCTTGCTGATCAGAAGAAGCGTTTAGAGATAGCTGAGAAGGCTGGCGGAAAGGCTGCTATTAGTGTAGAACGTAGTCGACTCCAAAACATGGAGTCCCGAAATAGATTGGCAGCAGCTGAAGGTCCTAATGTTAAGCCTGTACCAACAGGCGTACCGGGTCAAACATTAAATGCTGAGTCTCAGGCTATTAATAACCGTGCCACTGCTGGCCAGGGGGCAGGCGTTTCACAAAACGTTGTTGCACCAACTACAACTGTTAACCAAAGTAGCAGTCAAAACTTAAGCACATACCCATCTGCAACACCTGCATTTGGTTCATGGCAAAGCCAATTCTACAATCTTGGCTTGTCTGGCCGGCGTCCAGAATTTTAATTATATACACTTAAGTCTGGGTAGCACATAGCCAAAGCATCTTGCTTGGTACCAATTGTTTCCCTTAGCTTGTTGTTTGTGTTTTTAGTGAACACAGTACACATAAACAGTTGGGCAACACCATCATATCTAAAAACAGCATCCTCTGTATTAGAACCCGTTTGCAATATCCAGGATGATCCATACGTAGCCACAATTGTATCAATTTGGTTTGGGCTATATGGAAGCTGCTGTAGTTCTGATAGAGCTTGAGCGGAATCAAACTGAGTTGTGATCGGATCAGTACTTATATAGCTACTCAAGTACTGCAATGTTGGTACAGTAGTTCCATAATATCTAAACAAGCTGTATGTGTAGCCATTGCTAGTGGGCTGGTGGCTAACCTGTCTTGAAAATTGTACACCCTGATCCACTTTATTACATCCATATGTTTGAGTTGCATCAACAATTGGCGATCTATAGTTAAACTCAACAGTTGGTGTGCTAAACGATAACATATTACTACACGTATTGTTCTTTTTAGTAAACACTACACTTCTGTTAGTAAATTTAATAACTCTTCTGCTATATGAGGATGCTTTGATTAGATTCGTATCAGTTTCAACATTAACTACTTGACATCCATAGATGTTGTCTTCACCGCAAAGCGAATCCACCACTAATCCATCATTGCGCAATCTTGTGCCTCTACTAACAAGAAAAACATTACCCGATTCATTCGTAGGCATAGTTAACTGATTACTATACACAGAAAGATCAAATGATACAGATTGAGGATTTGTATCAATTATTTGTTTGATGACATCAAAATTAATATTATAGAAGCTCCTTACTTGACCGGTGGCTCCTAAATTCGTTTGTATTGATTGAGTAACTCTCTTACTAATCTGCTGATAGGCTGCAAGATAGTCAACTATAAGCTCACCTTTTTGTTGAGCTGCAGTATCATTTGAAAGAATGTAGTCATTGTAAAATGTCGATATGTCTACGCCTATATCTTTCATTTTTACGGCGAATGATTCCACTTCCTTTTTAGCCAAAGTAGCAACGTTGTTTGACTGACTACTGCATCCATCACCAACACTAATGCTTGTGGATGAAACAATATCAGAGATAGCTACTGCAAATAAAGTAGTGAAGGGTGTTAAATTGACATTTGTTTGATTTGATCCAACCCAAGACCCAGGTAGGTGAAGCATAGTGTATGGTACACTAACCACTCCTCGATCACTGTCTACAGCTCCTGCGGGAACATTAACAACTATTGGTCTGTCTTGCCAGCACTGGAAATTGCTTACCTGTTCTTGTGTAAATTGCCAGCTTCCATCAGATCCGGATACTGTTATTGGTTCACCGGTCTCGTGACTCATGCTCCAGTTTACATCAATATAGATACTAGCTCCAGAAACATATCCGTCAATAACTTTACCAGCTATTACGGATGGTATTGTCTGTACAGTAGCTGCTTTAGATAAAGTGGGGGTGGAAGAATTTTCTTCTCCACCCCCACACGATGCTACAACTAGGCACACTAGTATGCCTACTGTTGCTCTGTTCATTTTTTTTATTCTTCAGCTAACTTCTTGAAGAAATCAGGAAGGTTATCTTCTGAATCCGAAGGCGTGAATACATCATCGCTCTCGTTCCAGCTCTCCTTCTGAGCCTTAGGTGCAGCTGCCTTAGGACGATATGCAGGTGCTGCAACCTCATCCTCTTCTTCTTCAATAGCACGAGTCATTGGAGCACTCTGGCCAAGAGACTTAGCCAGGCGAGCCTTGAGATCATCATAGCTCTTGAATTCCTTCTTGTCAGTGAACTGAGCAAGAGAGTGTTCTGATTGCCATACCTTCTCTAACTTAGCATCATCGTCAAGCAATGCAGCTGGTGCATCGAACTCAGACTTATCGTAGTTACGATAGCCTTCAACCTTACGAATCTTCAACTTGAAGTCAGCACCTTCCCACATATCAAAAGGATTGACTGCTTCCTCATCTTCAAACTCAGGATACATGGCATTGTTGATCTTATCATAGATCTTCTTACCATACTTGAACAAGAACACCTTACCTTCATTGGAAGGGTTAGCAGGGTCACGAACCACATAGATGTTTGAGATGAAGTTTAGCTTACGCTTACGGGCTGAAACAATCTTCTTGTTTGCATCCACTCCACTATTCCAAAGAACAGTGTTCTCTTCACATGCGGGGCACTTATCGCCAAGAGTCGTAGGACAGTTCTCAATGAACCAACCACCAGGACCTTGGAAGCCATGAGAGAATATGCGAACGAAAGGATTGTCTTCACCAGAAGGAGCAGGAAGAAATCGAATGACGGCAAAGCCGTTACCTGCTTGGTCAACGCCAGGTTGCCAGAAACGATTATCGTCGTTACTACCACCTTGTCTGTCGTTGATCTTCTTTACTGTATCTGCCAACTTATCAAAGTCGGACTTACGATTGCGCTTTAATTGATCAAATGCATTTGCCATATAATTGTATCTCCGTATAGATGTATAGTGTATTAGTTTGTTCACAATTAAACATAATATACACTATTTATAATACCATTAAAGATCGAAATAGTCAACAGTTAACTTCTTAATTTTTACTTTATCATACTTAACAAATGGTTTGTACTTCTGTAATTTGTTTAACTGTACTGGCCAAATTGCCGGATCCATAATTTCATTTTCCCAATAAGGGAAGAAGTTCAATTGGGAATTCAGCAAAATCATGGTTTCTGGATAAATAGTAGTTCCAATCAACATTTTTAGCAGCTTAGGGTGTTGACCATTAACTACTCTCAATGATTGGTCAATATCGTGGGGCAGCTTCTTTATGTCTTCTTGGTAGGTGTAAGATATAGCATCTTGTCTCTTCTTCCAACGAAGATACACATCCTCGCTCATTTCGGCGTTTACAATATCTCCAATCCAAGCATTTGGATCATCAACAAAGTTAGATACAAGAAGACCAATAGGGTCAGAATGCTTCTGAAGCTTCGAAAAGAAATACTTGTCCTTGCGAACTTCAAAAGCAGTGAGCTGAACTTTAACTTTGCCGTTGTACTTGAAGAAATCATAGCTAGTATGAAAGTGATTCTTGATTGCTACGTAAAGTTGATACGCTTCGTACGGACTTTGTAGTTGCATCTGTATACCACTTAGGAGGGGTTGTATATCGCCAGCGAGCAAACTTAGACTTGCTACCGATGTAAAAATTTCTATAAGCCTTTACAGGATCTTCGTCTTTATACTCATCTGGCATCGCCTGAACAAATGACTTCAACTTATAAACTTTATCTGTTGTACCATAGGTCCAATCATAGTTAGGCATATTTTGAGGTGGCCCTCTATCTGCTATACATCTAAGGATAGGACTACAAGCATGGCTTTTACGAAACCGCTTTTGATATTCCGACTCTAATGCAACAGTATGTAAAAATAGCCATTCGTAATGGACAGCATCTTCTCTAATCCAAATGTTGCATGGATGTTTAAAGTGAACAGCATGGTAAAGAACTTTATCTCTACGATCAGCCAAACGATAGCGAGGGACATTACGCTTTCCAGAATTAGATGGAGCAATTTCCATTTTACCATCTAGCACTCTATGGCAAGTTGACAGCATCTGGATGCTCTCGGTGAACATCTTGACAACATGCTGGTCACAAAGCATTTGTGCAGCTATGAATGGGTTACGATCTACAATAAAAATATTCATAACTAACTGATGTGTTCTAGTAGTTTGTCTATATTACTACATTTCTCTAGGAACGTCAAGTCTGGCTCCCACATTGTTAGGATTCTTTGCTTCTGTGTTTCGGTAAGTTCAACGTCAACGTTTGTTTGGTTTAACTTCTGAGGAAGGTCAAGGTCGGTGATGTTGAACATATCACCACTAAATGATTTGAGGAAGTACGTCTGCGATCTCAAATGAATGTTCAAATCCCCTTCATTATCAACTTTACTAATATATGTAATTAGTTCGTCAATTGACATTCCTCGAATTTCTGGAATAGCATCTTTCCTTACGTACCTAAAGTCACTATATAATGACTTGAACCTTTCAACAGGATCCCTAACAACTGTAAAGTTATAAAGGCCATTTGTATTAGCATCTAGTGGTGTTATATAGTCAGCAAGATCCTCGTGGTGGATCCATTGATTGGATTGATTGTCTAAAGATTTCAACCACCTTGGTTGATACTTCTTCATTAATAAGTACTTGACTGTAGTATTGCCGCACTTAGGAATTGCCCAAAAGTTGCAGGGACCAATACTGGCAATACTATACGTAAGTTTGACGCTCATAAGGTAACAAAGATTGTTGTATTGTGGAGTAGTTAACTAAACCAACATTGTATGTTTCCCTAGCATACACAGCTAGTCTATTATAAAAGAATTGAATTATTTCTTCGTCTGTTAGATCGCACCATGGCTTATTATAATATGCGTTGAGTGTTGAGCGGTTATACTCTCTTTGAAACTTGGCCATCAATGAGGGATCTGAATAACCCTTAAGTTCAATGTCTATTCCCCTACCATAGTAAGCAGTTGATTGGTTTGGGCCATTATAGACCATATCAGCTCCAATAAAGCCAATTTGGTTGATTGCTTTTCCAAAATAAACAAGAGAGCAATATGCTGTAGCCAATACAGTACTACGTCCACATATATCCCAGCCACCACACTGCTCAACAGCATACATTGCACTAGCTTGATTGAAAAAATTGCCCTCAGGCTGACTGGATGATAGATCTATAGGAGTTAAATTTTGAGGGAACCCAATAGACTCAACATACTCTTTTTCATAATCTTCTGAACAACAAAAGTAGTTCCACTTTACTCTACCATGAGCATTGTTGACGGCGATAACTGTATGTGTAGATAAGTCCCAGTTATCCGTCTGCTCAATTGAAAACCCACTACCACAAATTAGTACGTTCATTGCTTTATATCTGAAGTATTGATAGCAAAACCAAACTGGCACACCACTCTAGGTAACGTGCCTTGCAAAAAAGGCATATAGTGTAACATTCTATCAGCAGGAAAACACCATGCATCACACATATCTATTTGTATGTTTTTATTGTTTATATGCGGGTCGTACGATTCATGGTTGTCTCTGTTTACCATCACATTAAACCTAATGTGCCTCCAACCTTTTATTCGCTGAGGTAGTTGAGCATATTCTCTGTCATAAGCATCAGTATGCTTTTGTATAAACCCACCTGGTTGTATATAGGTCATCAACCAACCAAGTCTAGGATCTATAGCATAATCATTGAACCTATCCAGCTCCATTACCTTTGTTATTCTTTCGTACAAAGTTTTAAACAATGGCATGCTGTCAAATATATCCACACTACTAAATTTCAGTGAGTGTCTTAGATGTTTGGATACTGCTACTTGATATTGCTCGGATTGGTTATATGAAAATCTATCACAATTAAAATAACCATTCGTCCATTTGTCAACAGCAAATTGATATAGTAAATTTCTTTCTTCCTGAGAAATGAACTTTCTGTGTACTACTATATTACTGAGAAAATTGATTTGCTGCAATTAAGTAGTTGCTCCCACTAGTTGAATCTATAGTTCTATCTATCTCACCCCAGTACTCTTCAATTGCTCTTTTAGCAAATTCCATTTCAACATACTGACCAAGAATTTTTTCTTCTGTAGCATTGATAGGAATCTTAGCGCCCCAGATAATAGTATGAGCATAATTATAAGCTTGGCCAACTACTAAACCATCTTCTACCTGGAAGTAGTAGTGGTTATTTTTATCAACACAGCGCCAGTTGCGTTTCATATTAGTCCCACAATCCGTTGTAGTACTTACCAAACAGCCTAAAGCCATTCTTCATACGTTCGTCATGAGCTCTCATACCTTCAAGGTCCATCTTGAAAGTATGGTTAGGTCCATGAACAAGCTGCGAGTACTTATAACCTTTAGGACCTTTTGCTGGCCACTTGAATGGATCACCAATCTTCTGATCATTCTCATCATAGGCTTGATGGTAGTAATCAGCTTCACCACTATAGTATTGGTCTTCCCATTTTGTAAGCTTCTGACCAAATGCCCAGATCATTTCATCAAGAACATAGTCCCAACGATCGAAATAAAATTCGTCTGTATCGTAATCATTCTCTTTAGGAGCAGCAGATGTTGATCGGATGTTTTCTGGAACATCACAGTCATCAACATTAGGAGCACCATGCTTTGTATCCTTCAATTGGATAAGCATAGGGTGGATGATATGGGCCAACGTACAGTCCATATTCCAAGTATCCCATTTGTCGATTTGAACTTTGACTTTTTGGTCATTGCCATTCTTTGGATAACGGCCAATCGATACTTTCATGTGAAGTACATCCTCAACAATCCTGCAAATAGTATAACACCGATTACACCATTAAGAACAATAAGGGCTCTGTCGTTCCATCTGAATCCCACATAGAACCAACCAACAGCACCAAGCCAGCTGCAAAGGACATCGAGCCAATGAAGCTCCATTACTCCACTGGCTCTGATTGTAATTGCTACTAGCGTAATGATACTAGCAGTCCATTTCACATACCAAGTAATATCATACTTGGGTGTAACTGAATTTACTTTTGTCACGACTTCTTACGTCGTGCCTTTCGCTTTTTAGAGCCTAGCTTAGCTCTACCTTTACCGAAACCTTTTGTACCTGTTTTTGCTGGCATGTTAGTAATCCTTTGGATTGTAAGATGTGTACTCTTTTGCGACACCGTTTGCGTCATACTCGACCCAACTATTTGTCTGCCACTCAGTGGCAGCTGGTGTGTCAAACCCATCGAATGGGTTCAGCTCATCAATATACTCTTCACTATTCAAAGTAGGGTGTTTAAAGTCATTGACAACATCAAGACGATCGTCAATATGAAAGCAATACCCACATGCCTTCATAAAGTTCATGAACTCATTAAGAAGATCAGTAACAGTTGCATCCTGCTTATCGAAATTGATCGTAACATCTTTACCATTACGACGGTTGGTAAAGGTGAAGGTCGAATAATCATTGTCAAATAATTTCATAATTCCTTCTCCCGTCTAATTTGTTCTTTCTCAATAGCAGCCATGATTCGGTTCTCATCGAACTTTAGCTGCTCTGTTGTTTCTTTGATTGCATTTAGAAGGCATGCTACTTGAATCTCAACTTTAGCATCTGCCTTACCTTTATGTACTGCCATTAAGCTCTCAGCACAAACTTTAGATAGTTCACTTGCCTCGAGCATCAGGTATTGTAGTGTTTGTTGTCTTGAATCCATAATATTATATTGGTGGGCCCAGTAGGATTCGAACCTACAGTCAAAGGATTATGAGTCCTCTGCATTAACCGTTATGCTATAGGCCCTTTTGTTTAGGACCTTTTGAATATTCGAGCAAGCAAACTTTTCTTTGGCTGCTCTACTACTTGGGTTGTAGGGTCTTCTGTTACAGGGTCTTCTACAACATCTGTGTCAACATCCATCTCAATAGTCATATCTTGAAGGACGAAGAATCCACCCTGTGCTTTAAGTGTATCTGCTCTATTCTTAGCATCCATAAATTCGCGATACTGGCCTTCCACATTCCATACACTAAATAACAACTTCTTAGAGCGACACTCAACATGCCAACTTCCATCCCGGAAGCGGACACGAACCTTATTGATAGGTTTAAGTACTAACTCTTTACCGAAGTAGTCGATCGTGTTCATTCACTACCTTCATCTAGTGAGATGTTTTGGCCAACAGCCATAGAGCCTCGCTTATTGATGTAATCGCGGTGATGTTTATGTGCATCAAGCCACAATTGTTTCAAAGAGCCGCGTTCGTGGCTATCCTTAATCCACCCATACGCACCTTCCATAGCAAGCATACGCTTGAGCTGACGCGGAAAGTTTGATTGAAAATCACTTCTGTTAGCCATTATGTTCCTCTAATTTCAAATATTTATCACTATACTATATAGTAATCCAAAAAGCAACATCTATTTAATGTTCTTGGAATGGTCTGCCTCGTCCTTATCATCTCTTACTTCAATGAAGACGGGAAGAAAGAGACTCGATACACCAGTTCGTTGGTCAACAATCCTGCCATTATACTTGATGGCAATGATGCTACCAATAACATCCCTACCGATTCTATCTCGGTCATGGTCTGTAAATCCAGTGCCAACATTTACCTTAACCGTACCATCAGCTGATTCGAGAACCAGGGCACCTAAGCGACCGGCATTCTTACCGGTACCCTCGACCCAGTCGACGCAAACCAAGTCGCATTCAAGTTCTCCCTTGAACTTAATCTGGTGCTTCGCTCTCTTATCTTCCCATCTTGCATTCAAATCTTTTAAAATAATGCCTTCTTGGCCTTCTGTTAACATCTCTTCAAACACCTCCTGTGCTTGTTCGATATCTGTAACATCCTTGTTCCAGACCTTATGAACCTTACCGACTCTAAGCTCTGTTTTCTCGTGGACAGCATTGTTCATAGAAGCGAACAGTGAGTTCAAACGAATACGATATGGCATGTCGCAAACACCAGTCAAGAAGTCGGTGTATGGAATCCAATCCCAAACAGTAGCATGGATCAGAGCAGCATCACCAAGTGTCAATGTGCCCTTCTGAGCCTTTGATAAGACACCATTACCGATCTGTCTTGCCAAGAACTGCATCGAGTCGGTATCCATAACATTAAGTTCGCCATCAAAGACGACCTCATCGTCACCAGCAATAGCCAAGAACTCTTGTTCAAGCTGACCAAGAAGGTTCAACAATTTGCCGTTACGTGAACGGAATTCAACAGTACCGTTCTTAACGATAGCATTGAACCTCATACCATCCAACTTTAACTGTACATTGGCTGGCCATGTGATCTTATTGATAAGACGGTCTTCGTATCCAGATGCAAGCATACATGGATATGTTGGAACAAGGTTAGGCCAAATCTTATTGACTGTAGCCTCTGATACGCCACAACGAAGATCCTTCTCGATCACACGCTCTAGTACCTTTGCGTCCTCAGCACTTAGTGCTTCAAGGTTAGATTTCAAATGAGTAATAGCAGCGTTGCCAGTGACTATACGCTTGGATAAGTCACCAATTGAATCAAGAGCAAACTTCAATGAGATTCCTTCACTATTGTTTGGAATATAGTTTGGAATCTTCCGAACATAGAAGTTGGTGAATGGATCTAATGCCAAGAAACATACACGCTTTAGTAAAGCATTGTCAATGTTATTACGTAAGATGGCCTCCTTCTCAAGACGAGAAGATGTAGCAGCCAACTCATTCAGAATTTTATCAATCATTACCAAATGTCCGCATCAGGTTCTTCACGAAGACCATATTCAACTCCTATTTGGAGAAGTGTACGGCGGTCACATACCTTATAATAATCCAACAATTCGAAGTATTTGTCAACAAAATCTTCGTCATGGTCATCATAGCCAAGTGCATGGACCATCTCGTGGATCAGTACAAACTTCTTACGCTCAGACCGAGCAAGCTCTACTCGCCGACCATCGCAATAAGAATAATACCGACCACTATACTTAGTTCCTTTGCCGGCCACAACAGCAGGCATTCGCTTAACTTTGTCACCATAGTAGTGACCAGCATATCCAGCTTCCTTCCAAATGTCACGAGCAAGCTCCTGTAGTACCTTCATTGGGAGGTTTGGTTCACCACGGAACCATTCCTTCTCGAACTTGTACAGACGACGAGTGTCGAGTGTACGCTTTAGACGACTCTTAGTAATGTTCATCTCCTAACCAAACCTCAGGTTCGTGTGAAAGGTCATCATAGCTGACAACATCACCATCAGCAGTAACATCCCAATCGTACTCGCGATTGAAGTATGCCTCAAGTTCACGTTCACTCAAGAACGGATACTTAACAAGCACCTCATCTCGAGTTGCACCCTGTGCAATCATGTCGTTAATTTCAATATCAAGTTCGCTAAAAAAGCCCATTATGCAGCCCTCTGTTTGTTAAAAGTAATTCGTTGAAGTATACGGTCGCGGAATTTTGGACTTCGGTCCATCTCCGTAGCAATCATGCTCTCAAGATAGCCGACAGCATACATCGGTCCGCCCTTCTCGACAAGAAGGTCAGTAAACATCTTAGCAAGATTGGAATTCAATTCGGTTTGTTTCAATGACATTAGTAGTAATCCTTAAAGTTGTAGTCAGCTTCGTTATCATCAAAGCCCTTGTTGTAGGCAGCAATCTCATCTACTGTCATATTCTTCTCCAAGATCTCTTCGCTCATGTAAGAGCCACCCTTGAAGTAGTGAGGACGACGTTCACGACGATAGTAGCTGTCAGCTGAACCTCGGTCGTATGGACCACCATGGCGACGATTATTAGACATTGCCCAACCTCTCATAAAGAGCAAACGAAACTTCTTCGCGAACTGCAGTATCAGCTGCTTCCTCGAAGCCTTTGACCTTGCTGAGTTTTTCCAACATCTGCATCACTACCATCCAAGAGATGTCGATGCGATACGCGACAGCAACAATTTCGTGAACTGCAGCATTACCTTCGTCTGTAAACATTCCGTAGTAAGGAGTCTTCATGTTACTTCCACTCCCGCGGATCGATGCCATCACAAGGATCATCATAGCCACCGTAGCGACTCTCGATCCAAGCGAGCAGCTCTTGCTCCTCACGCTCAGCGTCCAAAACACCCTGAACGAGTTCGTACTCGGTCCAGGCCTCTTGTTTAATTGCAGTTATTGTTTCCATGTCGCCCACTATACGCGAATGGTCAATTAAGGCAACACGTAAAATCAAGGAGTTAGTAACTGCTTGATTGTAAAGGGATTGTAACTTATTGATTCTAAAGGACTTTTAAGAATCGCGTGGTTTTGCGAGCAAACACTGGGTGGCTTGGGCGCGGTTTGAGATGAAATGGTCAAGAACCTGGAACCTGGAATCGATATACCGTCCAAACTCTTCTAATGTCCATTCTCTTACATGACAGATGTTATCAGGTGGACCATCATGCCCTCTTTGAAATAACATTCGCTCAGGAGTAGAGAAGACAATCAGCTTTGGCTTAGCAGCCTCGATTGTATCTAAGAGAGGGTCTGGATCAGGAATGTGTTCAATGACATCAGAGCAAATAATCATATCGTAGTTTGGGAAGACTTCAAAACTATCAGACCATTGATGATTAGGATATGTCTTCTTTAACCAATCGACTGTTGGTTTAAGATCAGTACCAAGAGTATCAACATCACCAAAGTTCTTTAGGAGCTTATAGCCAGACCCAGTTCCAATATCCCAGACACTCTTTAGACTGTAGAGGTCAAATTTCTGACGAGCATACTCATAAACCTCTTTCTGCCACTCGTCTTTCATATTGGTGTCGTTATAAAACATATTGTCTAAACGAACCTTATAGCCTTCTTTTATAAAATAGTTTTTCATTGTTTATGTATTACCATTGATCCATCTTCAATTGATAAGTTATAATCACCATCAATGTTAGCTAAGTATTCATCAACAGCCAACTTGCAACCAGGCCAGTCTGAGTAATCATCGACAATGATATAGCCACCTTTAACAACTTTAGGGTAGAGAACTTCCAGTTCCTTCTTAGTAGAAGAGTACCAATCAGTATCTAACCTACATAGGGCAATTGCATCAGGCCCAAATTCTTCTAGCGTATATTCAACCTTTCCGGGAACTAGATAGCAATGATCGCTATATGTTTCCGAAACCTGCCTAAGAGTGCTTCTTACCTCTTCCAGTCCAGCTCTACACCAATCAGAGTACTCACCATCTTTCTTTTCGTTATATCTTCTTAGAGCCTCTGGATGGTCTTTGTCACCAGGCTCTGGCATACCTTCAAAAGTATCGTAAATGAAGATCAATTTGTTAAGTTTGTAGTCTAAGACATATTGGAGCATTAGGGCGGCAAGGCCACCTTTCCACGTACCACACTCTACAATATGTCCTAGAATATTACTTTCAATAACCCGCTTCAAACAACTATCCAATGATTGGATTCTCTTCTCACTGCACATTGTATTTTTGGTCACTATCTCATTCAAATTAAACATCCTCTTTACATCCTTTAAGACTTTTCTGGTGGGTATATAAGAATTTATTTCCACTGGCATCTTCGCCTCTATGGTACCTCCTTCCTACACCGTGAGGTTTAGATACATCTACAGTAGATCTTTCAGTACCAAGCGCAGCTGCAGCTTTCCTTTCACCATCAACATCTTCACTTGAGAGCACCTCATCACCTTCCACAATCTTGTAATTGTCTATAAACAATCTTGGATAAGGAAGAACAGCTGACAAAACATCACCTTTCTTAATTTCAATTGGATGGTTTGGGCGAGTGATTCTTAAGTTAAATGTAAAGTCTCTTCTAAGATTGTCTGTCTCAATAACACCCATCATATTCTGAATACCATCAATACACATATTTGGAGGCTGTATTGTTATTAAGCTGACATTTGGAGGAGTGCGAAGGGAAAATACTGTTTGGATAGTAACTGTTGCCATTCCAAAATGTGATTTTACTGTTTGTAAATTTAACGGATTGTTGTAGGCATCCATATCGTGGATTGTTACAGTAACATCATCTCGGGTTTTACCCCCGTTCCAAATTACTGAGAAATCATGTACTGACTTTAACCCAAACCCATGCTGATTACCCATAACAAGTGGAAGACATCTATATGCATGAGTATTGAACCAATCACGTTTGACCATTCCATTAAAATTAAAGAATACATCACCAACACGATTGGCAAATCTTGAATCGTACGGTATAGCAACTATTGTACTTTCAGGGACTACTATCATGGTGTCAAAAAATTCTATATTCTTTCGTTTGATCAAAAGTTATGAATGTGGCTATTGTATGTCTAGTGCCACTTGTTACTGGACGAATACCATGTAGGTATTGTAGTGTACCAGGGAATACCATAAATGTACCTGGTACAGGTTTTAGTGTAATATCTTGGTTGGGAAAAAATATTTCTCCCCCACCATAATCATTATTTAGATATATTACGGAACCAAAATCACGATACGTAAATCTATGGGGGCTGCCATCAGGATTTTCATTATCAGCATGGGGCCTAAGCTCATATCCAACTGGCCATCTGGCGAAATTAATTAAATCTACATACAGTGGAGGCTGAGGACCAAGGTGGATGTCTAGTAATTGTTGAATCGTAGTGGTTATCTTGAATCTAATTTCTCTAAACATGTCACGGATATCAGTATTGACAATTCTTTTAGCATCTAATGTGCGACCTTGCCAGTACTCTTTTATATCTAGATTTCCAAATCCAGAATTTGCTTCTTCAGTGTTGAGGTAGAGTAGCAGCTGTTGTGTCTGCTCTTGCGAGATAAAATTTGTTACGCTGTAGGGGAAAACAGGTAATGCATCAATTTGTGATCGAGTCGCTTTGTATTCCATAAGCCAATATTTATATCATTAAATGTTATGCTCCTTAACAAACTGCTCAAACTGCTGAAACAATTTATCGAACTTGGCTTCATATAGAGACTCAATACCCATCAGCATGTTCGCAATTTTATCTTCGCGATCTGCCTCAAGAGGAGCATCAAGAAGATACTCAGTGACAGTCTTAATGTCACTAGTAACATTCCAGCATGACATGATCTGTTGTTCAAAATCAAAGCGATTAAACCTGCTCATCATTGCACCTCAAAGAAAATGCCATCCTCTTTACTCATGATGCGAGAGACTGGTCGACCTTCAATCATGTAACCATGATCAATAAAAGGACCACCACTCGGATCAACAAAGCCAAGATTGTTCATGTCAATACCATCTTGACCTTCAATACCACCCATGCGCCAATAACTCAACTCACCAACAATCTTGTAGGTGTTGTCATTGATCTTTTCGAAATTGTATTCATTGCCGTAGCGATTTTTCATCATTGCACACTCCGATAAGTCTGTTCGGTCTCACGAACCCAGAACGCAGCATCTTCGGATTCTGAATCCCAATCTGAGTCAGCATCATACTGAGCAAGGACTTGTTGTGTCGTCAGAAGATCATCCAAGTACGAGCGACCAAATTGAGCAAGACGCTCTTGAACGTCCTCACATGCAAAGTCTGAATCCCAATCAAACTCGGCTTGGAACGAATCACAGTGATCGCAAGAGCCAAACGCACCCTGCGTCCAGCCACGCTCACCTTGATACTCAACTAGCGCGACCCATGAACCTTGCCAGTCACCAAACTCCTGGAACGCGATTACTCGCGCACCAGCAGCTTGTAACGCTTGTTGATACGACATATAATGTACCTCACATAGTTAAGACTTAACAGCTACGACTCGAACGTAGCAATTGCCAGTCGTGTAAACTTGATTGCTGAAACCTGACTCTTGAAACTTACTCTTAACAATGTCCAAAGCAGCATCAACGTTAGTTGGAAAAAAGAAGCCAAGAGTCCGCATATCAGGATCAGCCACTGTGTTTGTAAAAAGAGGACTGACCGAAAACGTCTGCTTGAAAAGCTTCCGAATCTGTTTCGTGTTAGCGATTGTTGTATTCATTAGAGACCCACCCATCGATGATTGATATATGAACTAGTATCCAGCACATTGCCACGAGCAAAGTTCTTCGCAGGTTGTGCCCACGTAGCAGCCTTCAGAATGTCGCCATACTTCCAACTATCGTGCTCCTTGATGCATATAAAACTATGCACCGACTTCGAGCCCCATGACGTGCTAACGACTTTCAGAAACTTGCGACCCTTGTCGAAAGAAACTTGATACTGACCATCTGAGCCCGTCTTGTTATATGTTGCAACAAGATGGTCAGCATACTTGTAAAGAGCCATGTCAAAATCATAATTTTCAAACAACATTGTATAATCCTCTTAGGCAACCATATCGCCAATGTTACGACCACTCAGGTAACCAAACGGTACGCCAAGATGAAACTCGAGATACTCAACATCGCCGTTCGTATTGTAGACGTCGTGCAAGTATCGAATTGCATCATCTCGAGTGCAACCAATGATCGTCGACTGCATGAACTTGATTCGGTCCTCAAGATCATGGATAGCCTCGATCTGATACTCGCGCTCGTTCTCGACAGCACGCTCAGCATCATCAAGTAGAGCATCCCACATGCGCTGCTTACCGTCGTTGTCAGTTAGACTCCACTCAGCCCAGAAGCGCTCACCAGGACGGAAGCCGTAAGCATCCTTGTGGAGGTCGGAAACGATGTTCTCGTCAAATGTGTATTCGCGTTTGTTCATGTCGCCCACTATACGCGGTTGGTCAATTAAGACAACACGTAGAATCAAGGAGTTACAAGAACTACGCTAACTCGTTGATTTTTAAGGATTCGTAACCTATTGATTCTAAAGGACTTTTTAAAACTACGGAATTTAGGACCTGGTTTGGTAGGATATCGACCATCAAATGCACCCTACCGATATCTGTAGGGTTCTGAACGCCATGCTCAACTAGGTTGTTAAGTTCATATATCCACCCTCTTTTCAAATGCACTTTCTTATTTGTAAGAGTGAATAAGATGTCTGGATGTGTAATGATTGGAATATGGAGTCTATGGGTGTTGTTGAACCAGCCACCATCTGTATGTGGTAAGATGTTTGTTCTTGGTTTTAGCTTAACAAGGACAATTGCACCAGCCTTTCTATTATAGAACATCTCTAGCTTATCTATAAGAGGCTTAACTACTTTCCACATTTCTGTATCTTGATTATAGGTCTTTGGCTCTTCACCATACTCAGAGAACATAAATGGGTAAGACTCTGTGGCAGAATGAACTTTGTATCTATTCTGCCTCAGGTCCCACTCAACCCATTGTTCTTGAGTTAGATTGTTTATATGCTGCTCAATCTTAGAAGTGTCTACCTCTCCTACTTTGTAAAGCAAGCCTGGTAATTTCATTAGATTGGAAAGATTCTACTATGCTTTGGAATCCTACTAATTAGGAATTCCATCTGATCAGCTAAGATCTTCTTGTTCCGCAAAATCATCTTTTCAAAGATGTTTGGAACGTATGGAACATATAAAAGATGCATCTTTGCTTCTTCAGGAGTCTTGTTGCCCTTCCTGTGATTGCATGGCTTACATGCGGCCACGACGTTAGTCCATAGGTTCTTACCACCTCTAGAGCGAGGATGGACATGATCGATTGTTAGCTCCTTAGGAGCAAACTGATCACCACAGTAAGCGCAAAGGTGCCGGTCGCGTGAATATAGAACATAGCGATCAGCATAGATTGATTCCTTATCGTAAAAAGCTGATCCAAGGATTGGACCAGAAACACCCAGAATCGAAGAAATAGTAACCTTAGATTGTTCTCCTAGGTTGTTGATGCCGCCGTAGAATTCCTTTATCTGGGAACCAATTTCCCAGAGAACTTTGTTCTTGGCATAGTAACAAACAGCTGTTTCAAAGTTAACCCAATCTTTTGGGGTACCGGCACTATCGGCAATCAACACAAGGGACACAATAAACTCCTAATGGTCAACTAATAATATTTATTATACTAGCCCTTGGTATTGGAATCAACAGATAACTTTTCTAGTTGTTCTTTCCAATTAATCAGCGTAACGTAGTATTGAAATCTTCTAGGTTCAGTTGTCGGATCAGGCAATTGGTCACCGTATTGCTCAACGAGCCTTTCGTACTTTTCTTTCACTTGCTCGTTGTCCATCTTTCTTTTTATTATCCTTCTTACCGAAGATCTTTTCCCAGTTTTGTCTATAAGCGTCAGATGCTAATTTGGTCTGGATCGTGTCACCGGTTACATCATTCTTTGTCGCCATGTTTGACGTACTCCACAATTTCATATTTCGTTGTTCTGTCAACGTACACACTAATGTACTTGTCCTTGTTGCCTTCCAAAAGAGAGACCATCATTCTGTCTTTAATCAGAGCTTCATCGTATTTCTGGTTTCTTCCAGTCTCGATGTACTTCTTGGACTCCCTTTGGAGAACGATATTTATGTTGTCGTACGAATTCCAAACCTCATGAATAAACTTGTTAAAGTATTGAGGATAATAATCTGGTGGCACATAAGCCAATCCTAAAAGAATTGGCGAGTCTGTAATAACATATTCCACTTTGCCTTTCAATCTAACAAGGCGTCTATTTTGGTGGGCCAGGACATAAAACTCATCATCTAAATAACTAAGATGACCCTCCCAGGTTATTTCCTTAGCATATTCATTCACTAGCTCTACGCTTGCCCCCTCGCGCTTCATCAAGGCGAATAGGTCGGCAGCAACAGTAGACTTACCAACGCCTGGCCCACCAAACAGATTAATTACTTTCATTCTATGATTTCTACTTCACTTTCTGTTACAACAGCAACTCTCGCACCACATGGAAGCAGTGGCTTGTCGTTACCGGAATATATTACTTCACTTGGTCCTAGTATCTTTACTTTCTTACAATATGTGTTCTTGCTACCACGCTTTACAGTAATAACGGCTTCTGATTTGTTGTTCTTTTTATTAGAACGGATCACATGCTGATTAACGTGAATGTATGTTTTCATATAACTCAACTGCAACTTCACCCATAAAGTATTTGGCCGACTCATCATCAGACCATCCAGCTTCCATTAATTCTTCAAAACCTTCATAAAAAAGATTTTCAAACTCTTCGCGTTCATCTTCTGTAACTGACTCTGAATATTCAAACCATGTACCAACACCATCATCTGATTGTTGATCATAGACATCATAATCATATACATCAAAACCATCTTCATTAGAACCAAATACTGGTGGTTCGTCTGATTCAACTATAACATAACCCCAGCGCCATATCTCTTCCACCTTAACCCACTTGTCGCTGTCACCATCTTTAGTGAACAACCATTGGTCAACAACTGATTTTTTATTTAGAGTTGATATTTTCCACAATGCCATATGTCACCTATATTTGAGTTGGTGCGAGAGAAGAGATTCGAACTCTTAAACCTTTCGGTACTAGTTCCTAAGACTAGCGCGTATACCGTTCCGCCACTCTCGCAGTATTGGGCATTATATGTTAATTTGTCTTACTAGTCAACAGATGGCGGAAGCGGAAGGATTCGAACCTTCGAGTCCCGTAAAGGACTTCTAGTTTTCAAGACTAGCGTATTCAACCGCTCTACCACACTTCCGTCTGTTTAGTTGTACATTATATATGTTTTTAAGTATAACGTCAACACATATTAGTCATTTGAATATTTCATTTTAGATCTAGGAGCAAAGATCATATTAATCACAACTCTTGTTTCATGATTGATAGGTGTAGACCCTGCATGTACAGTACATGATGGATAGATAATACCAGTTCCCTTTACGGGTGACGCCTTTGCAATGCAATGGTCATTATCATTAAAGAACAAGGTATCTCCATCACTATCATTAACATAATACAAACAGGTTAAAAATGATGGGTCTCTGTTATCTGGATGCGGTGCATTAAGACACCAGTGTGGTCTGATTGTTTGCATATTTGCCATTGCTCTAAACACCACATAATCAGAAGGTATCATCTTTTCATGCACAAATTTAATTAAGTGAATTGATGCTGGAAATAAACTATTGAGTGGATTTGTGTTTGCGCTGAATTCTCTTTCAAATGTTGTTGTATGGTACTGAGGTTTATCAAAATTGTAAAACTCTTGCGTAAACTTCTGAGTATCGTTTACATGGTACTCACCTATCTTATTTGCTTCGCCACCAACGCGCTCCCAATGCTTATACTTTGTTGTTATTTTACAATACTGCCAATTTACTTTTACACTATGCAGTTCTTTATTAATTGGATCTGCTAGAGAGTTTGGTATTACAAATTTTGAAAATGAAGCCATAATTATTTTGATCCAAAAATCATATTAATGACATACCTATTATTGTTAGTAACAGGCAGCTGTCCTGCATGAACAGTGTTTGAAGAAAACATTACACCAGTACCTTTGATTGGTTGCGTTCTTAATACTTCTACTCCCTTGTCATAAAACAACGTACACCCATCACTATTGTTTACATAATACAAAAATGATATTTTATCATCATCGTACGAATCAACATGGGGTAGATTTATCAGATAATTTTTTGTTTGTGTAGTTAGATTAGCCATTACGCGTAACGGTTTGTAGTTGGGTGGCATTACATTATTTTTCACCCAACCAATTAGAGGATAAACAAACTTGATATCCTCTTCATGACTTTTTGTTTTTGGATAGAAGTAGTGTGTTAATCTAGGGCTATCAAGAATTGGAAACTCTTGGGGTAAGATTTCTTCGTGACCTTTCTCTTCGCGTGTTAAAGTAGTACCAAAATAAAACCAGGGTATTTTTGTTCCTGTAACCCATTGTTCTACTTTATCGGCAATTTGATTTGGTATATTATCAATAACTTTTAGCATACACTATAAATGGAGCGGATGAAGAGGTTCGAACTCTCGACATCAACCTTGGCAAGGTTGCACTCTACCAACTGAGTTACATCCGCATATTTTATGAATCAGTATAGTAAACAATACTTAAGTTTAAGTAACCAGCTTGCCATCCACCTGAGTCGTTAGTTGAAGATTGTGTTCCGCTTCTGAAATATATAGAAGTGCTATCGATCCATGTACTATAGACAGCATTTACAAAAGCATCGTTGTACCCAATAGTCCCATTACCACCATACTGTGGATCGTCACAAGCAAAAGGCAACCCTGTAATTTGTGTTGAACCAGACCCAGCAGATGATACGCTTGATATATGTGCTTTAATTGTAACGAACACCAGATGTCCAATTTTAACATATTTACCAGTTGGGCTGACAGTAAACGACAAAGTGGGGCTTGATGATGCACGTGTTAGTGTTGGTGTGAATGTTCCTGCTTCATAATCCCCAAGTAGTTCAGACGTCATCCCGGAATTGTTTGAGCTTGGTGAGAAATCAACACCATATCCACTATCAAATCTAATACTCGATCTCTTAACTTCTATAATGTTATTTGAAACATTTGGTACCACTAAAGACTGATTATCATTAACAACACTTGTCAGGTGACCAACCTCAATTGGCCAATCCTTACACAGATTGTTGTCAATCCAATACTTAGTGGTGATTGTATTACTGCTTACACCACTTAATAACTCAACAAAATATTTTCCAGTCCCAGCATTCACGGATGTGCCAATATTATTCCGAACAAAGATATAATCTAGTGAGGCTGAGTTACACACACCATTCTTACCTATTGTAACAAGTGGTGGCATATATGATGATACGGTTCCTTTAAAGTGAACCTTGTTATTTTCGATTACAATCTGTTTACCATTCTGAATATAGATGCAAGGATTACTAGAACCAAAAGTCGTTGGCGTACCCTCAAAGTTATTATTGGTGATATAAACTTTTTCTGTGAAGTAACTTGTAGGAGTTTGTTCTTCACCAATTATAATATCTGATGCTGCATTTTGTCTATTAGTAATATAGTTACCAGATATCATAACTGAACTACAATTCAGCGAATCAGATGTTACTGTATCTACTGCAATGGCTGTATCCCAAAATGTATCAATCTTGTTGTTGATAAACATCACATCTGATGATCTTGAGAGGCTTACAGCAGCTCTAATTGCACCAGTGTTTCCAACAAAGTCACCAATTGGTTTCCTGTGGTTGGTAACAATATTATTTTCCCAAATATTATTTGTATTAATACCGCTGGCCTGGTAAATAGAGTGTCGGCAAGCATTATCAATATTGTTGCCATAGATGTGACAGTTTGTAGCTGCTGTCAAATTGATACCATAACCAGAGCCAGTAGCGGCACCGAGAATATTGTATAAGTTGTTGTTATATACTTGACAACTATCTATTGTGTCTCCGCTGCGAGCGTACAAAGCAATACCAACATTGATATTTTTAATCGTTAGGTTATGTAATCTTATATTTGTAGCATTCAGTGAAGGTACTGTAAATCCTATCACAGCGATGGCATTTTGACCCCACCACTCATAAACAACACCATTACCTGTAACAGATGAGCCATCATAGATAAATTTTTGATCTTCCCCATTACTAGGAGCACCTAGTGTAGTGAAATCTGTTGTTCCAGCTGATTTAATTGAGTAGGTTTTACCTGATACCATTGATGTTGCATTAAGGGATGTTACACCTTTATTTGATCCCTCTAGCGTCAAACCATCAATCTCAACACTATCACAAGTACCATCAATATCAATGATTGTACTTTCTCTCATGTAGGTGTAGTTTGCAGACGTGCTGAAAAATATCCTACCTTTACCAGTCAGTCTAATTCTGTTCTTGTTATATACTAATAGAGCAGGAGACGTACCAGTCCCGCTACCAACAGATACAAGATAATTTTTTGTGAATAGTAATGTTTCGCCATCTGTTAGACTATCGATAGCAGCTTGAATTGCTGCTGTATCATCTGTAGTTCCATCACCAACAGCTCCATAACTTTCAGGTGTTTTTACTCTACCAACAAAGGAAACACTACCTGTCACGGTTAAATTTCCTGTGGTAGTAGTATTAACACCAATAGAACTTACGTTGATTGTTGTTGAATTTGCGGTCCAGTATACAGTTGAGTTTCCAACATGTAAGTTACCAGATACGTTTGCATATCCTGATATTTGAATACTCTCAAATTCTGTTACAGAAGAAGGTGGCGACGATGTGTTAGCAACAAGAAATATGTGACCATTTGATGTACTGCCAACATCAGTGGGGTCGATAGTAGCTACAGTTATAGAATTTGAGGTGTAAACGCCATTATTACTAATACCAGCTTCTACTAGATTTGAAGGTCTTATTCGTGTTGTCATTTGTTTTAAATACCTGCAAAAGTTAAACATTGAAGACCGCCCAGGAACTAGCTAAAGTTGGTTAGGTAGCTCACCTTCTGTAAAATATTTATATATGTTTCCCAATTACCTTCCCTTAAATTAGTAGTATTGAATGGTGTTGGTATTAAGCTATCGGAACTCTCTTTATATTGTTGAACCACATCTTTAGTTATTCCTAGACACTGTAAATTCAACGGCTTTATATGGTCTTCGTATGATAAAAGCATACCCTTACTGCCATATAATTGATAGAGGAGTTTGAATATCTCAAGTCTTTGAATGCTGGCTGTTGCTGCTCTTTTCATTTCAGCATCTGTGTAACCAAGTGTATCATACTTAATGATTTCACTACTAGCTGTAAAATTATTTTGTGGCTTCTTTCTTAAGACGTTTCTATAGGCGTTGTTGATTTCTGATTTAAATTGTTCGGCAATATCCTTTCGGTATAAAAATATTACTTGTGTCTCAGGATCATTACAGCAGTATTCAATAAACTGTTTGTTGTAAAGTATCTGTATAATTGGATTCTTAATAATCCAGTTACTTTGCTGCTTAACAATTTGAATTCTTCTTTCTTGCTCCTCGGCCATTCTAATTAAGTCTGTTGAAAGATTGGAGCCAGCATACCTTATTAGGTTATCTCTAAAGTCATAAACCAAACGGTTATTTGTTTGTATTAGATTTGGTCTACCAGAAAGCGAAGATGTAATCAAACACTCACCTAAATTTTGATATCCAGTTGCCTGCTCTAGCAAATCTGCTAGTACAGTACTACCTGTTCTGAATGTACAGACAATTAGATATCGCTTGGGTGTTGTTTTGGCCATTGATGCAGGACCTCAAATTTGGTGAACCCAAGGGAATTCGAATCCCTATTCCAGCCGTGAAAGGGCTGTGTCCTAACCGTTAGACGATGGGTCCTTCTTAATAAAGTTGTAGTAGATCATCATACTATACCACGTGACGGAAAGACAAGTGTACCATATACCTGCCATTGCTGAGTAGTATTGACCTAGTGAAAATAAAAGATATGTTCCTGATATCTGACCAGTATAGTTGATAAGTGGTGCCGCCCAATGGACGCCTTTAACAACTTTATCCCTATAGACTTTATAGATGTTCAGCATCACAGCTGTACTTGCTATAATTGGGAACATGCTATTGAATTGGTCTAGTGTCATAATTTAAAATTGGTAGCGGGGGATGGATTTGCACCACCGGTCTTCAGCTTATGAGGCTGACGAGTTGCTACTTCTCTACCCCGCAATAGTAAGGTCTCGGTTTATCTATCGCCACGCAGTGCGCACTACGTCCTAGATTCCTCATTTACAAAAAACAGCCATCGCTGTGCGACAAACCTTACACCGAAAGGTAGGGCGGCTGGCTGCTTATTTATATAAATTTGAAATGGTGCCCACTGTCTGACTCGAACAGACCACCTGCTGATTACAAATCAGCTGCTCTACCGGATGAGCTAAGTGGGCGATTAATTAGTATTATAGTATATATGGGTTAATGAGTCAACATTTTTATTAACCCTGCAAAATCAATTAGTGTCAACAAAAGATAGTTGGCTAGCATTCCAAACGAACCTCTCGTCCATGAGGACCAGGCATACATTGAGCAGCCAATAATCCACGCAGCGTAGAGAGGAATGAGAGGAGGATTGGGGACAGTTATTGCCATGGTTAATGTACAACCAATCGATATTGCCCAAGCCAATACTTCTATACAAAATCTAAAAGGGTAAGAATGATAATCCTCTTTAGCCCAGTTATACGTATCATTTACTGCTTGTTTAATTAACATTCTTACACCCTAAATTGGCGACCCCGGCAGGACTCGAACCTGCGACCCACAGCTTAGAAGGCTGTTGCTCTAATCCACTGAGCTACGAGGCCATAAACTGGTGCGACTGGTCGGACTTGAACCGACATGGCTAACGCCGACAGATTTTAAGTCTGTTGTGTATACCGATTCCACCACAGTCGCAAACTAATTGTATTTGTTACCAAAAGATATTGTTGCTCTTGGTCCTAATGGTTTAGCATGGTGGTGTGTGCCACGTGGTATATAAATTAAATCCCCTGGACGCATCTCAGTTTGAAAGTAGCTATCTTCTTCGTCGATAGTAAACACTGATTTACCAACTGCCTGCCAGCACCACACATCCATCTTATCTTTATGTCTAGTATAACTTTGGGACATTGAGCTAAAACTTATGAATGCATAAGCAGAGCACCACTGAACACTACTATTACTACTCTGAGCAAGTTTAGTTGCAAACTCTCGTACGTGTGGTAGATCAATAACAGACCCATGAATTATAAAGCCATAGTTATCCATTTGAACAAACGGTTTGATTCTTTTTCTTTCTTCGCCACTAACATGCTTATGTTGTATTTCTTTATCAAATGCATGAAGTATTCCATTCCAGCCCGGCGTAGGAATACCAACGTTGCCAAAAAAATGAAAGCGCTTTTCAACTATTGCAAGTTGATAATGTTTGTCGTAAAGAAAGTCGTATGTCATACAATTTAGTGGTCGGATATGCAAGATTCGAACTTGCGACCCCCTGCTCCCAAAGCAGGTGCACTACCAGACTGTGCTAATATCCGATTCTTAGATTAGTAATATACCTTAAATTCTTTTCCGCGTCAACTTTATTCTTATATCCTTCGCAAGAAGCACCAATTATATTTCCATTTGATGCAGTGATTCTCCAACGCCATTCGTTAGCTTTGTCTTTGTAAATCTCGTGCTTTGGTTTGGAAATTTTTGGTGGGTCTTCGCGCAGGCGATCATTGCTTGTATCGCGTACGACTTTTGGATTCAAAAATTCAAGCAATTGATGTAACATTTTATACTCTTACGTAGTGGTGGGACCACAGGGGCTCGAACCCTGAACTTACTGGTTAAAAGCCAGTTACTCTACCATTGAGTTATAGTCCCGGTAATTAATTCTAGAATAATTATAGACTATTTTAGATTGAATGGCAACTGGTTTATGGTCGTCTATCGAAGTAGTATTCTGAATACTTTCCTCTACTCTTAACGTAATGGAAATAAACCTGTAGTGTCTCTTCACCCTGGAAGAACTCTCTGTGTTTGTATAGGTTGTGACCATAATATAATAGAGCGTCACCTACACCGATACAAACATCTTCAATTGTACCATCTGGCTTTTCAATAACAATTGGCCAATTGGCACCACCTTTGCCACTAGGGCCAAAATTAGCTAGTAAGGAAATTTCACAAGGCTCTCTTTCGCTATGTTTTGAAACTGTTGAACCTGCTTTATATAATTTTGCATATGTGTATGTTGGTAGAACAGGTTCTCCAAATATCTTACCAACAGCTGCTGTTCTTTCTACTAAAATTTGTAAACAAGCAGTTTCATTTGCACTGCCTAAGTTACCAGACTTATCTGTTGCTACACTACCTTTATTGCAGGACTCTATAAATTTATCTGCAACATCAGTTAGAACTTCTGAGCTGATGTAATTTTTAATAACCACAAAGCCCTTTTGTTGTAGCGATTGGTTTAGATTATTAGCATCATTATCATCTGGAAACCAGCCAGCATTAACACCAGCAAACAACTGTGTGCCACCAACTACTACTTTTGATACTGATAGACCCATTTGATTGCCTACTTAATTTGTTACCTGGCTAGGGTTATTTATATATCACATTTATCCAAATTAACGAAACTGAATCAAATTAAACGCATCTCTACTAGCAGTGAATGCTCTAGCAGTTTCCTTTCTGTATACTACAGCATTCAGGCCTAACAATCTTTTGTTTTCTAGGATGGTGTAATTACAGTGCTCGGCAAGTGTCAAGAAAAACTCATCTGTATAGTATATTCTACAATGATTGTTCCAAGCACCACTAACCTCAAGTTCTCTTGCATTAGGAACAAGATGAATCATAATGCCACCTGGTTTAACAACATCATGCAGTATTGAAAAGCATTGATATTGTTTATCAATTGGTTCAACGTGTTCTGTTGTTCCTAAGTTAGTTAGGATATCAAATGAACTACGGAATTGGTAGAACAGTTCTGGCTTAGTTAAGTCAAGAGGTAATGCACCATCTTGCCCATTGATATCAACGGATGTGTGTAACATTCCGAGATCTTCAAAATGTTGCTTGCCTGTTGTAAACAGGCCACCAATAAATCTCTGATTGCCAAGTTCAAACATCGAAAGGCCGTTAGAGTTGTAGTATTCAAGGTTTATTGAATCCATAACAAAATCTAAGTATTCGGGTGTGTAAGCCATATGAATTCTCTTGAGTGGTGGGACAACATGGGTTCGAACCATGGACCTAAGCGTTATCAACACTTTGCTCTACCGACTGAGCTATTGTCCCTTATATGTATATGGAGCAGTGTAGGAGAATCGAACTCCTTTGACGAGCTTGGAAGGCTCGGACACAACCAATATGCCAACACTGCAATATGGGGTGACCGGTTGGATTCGAACCAACGAATACCGGGATCACAACCCGGGGTCTTAGGCCACTTGACAACGGTCACGTAAAATGGAGTTGCGGACTGGACTCGCACCAGCATAAAAGAGTTTTGCAGACTCTTGCCTAACTTTTCGGCCACCGCAACATGGTAGCAACGGTCAGACTCGAACTGACGATAAACTCCGTATGAAGGAGGTGCATTGGCCACTATGCTACGTTGCTATTAAATAACTGGTATCAGCGACATCGAGTCGCTTGGTCCAAATGCTGTATTTGTAACATCAAACCCTATTGTAATTCTATGACCATCATATGGTTCAACAACTTGAACTTTATGTCGTCTGTTACCAGGACCAATGTATATGTTGCCTATATCGTTTTCAATTTCGTAATTATCGAAAACTGTTTTGGTTCTTTTTGGATCTACTGAGATGTATCCATGAATGTACCAACTATGGTTGTGCCATTTGAGAACCTGATCTTGTCTATGGACATTTAACCACGACTGAAACCAAAGGTACTCGTCTGTAGGAGCAGTAATTTTAATCGCATCCAATAAGTCTTTATATAAATCAGTGAAGTATGAGCGTGGACCAACCAAGGAAAATATGTTGTATGTTTTGTATAGCCACGTACTATCTTTACTCACACTACCATACGTCTTAATTAAGAGCTTGTGTGCCGCACTAAGATCACGCAGCATCTCTTGCTGATGTTTTAAAATAACATCAGATCTGTAGATCCTATATCCACATTCGGTGTTATCTTCAATGAGTGAAAGCATATCTTCTCCTAATGGTGGAAGGTGTAAGGCAACACTTTCCAATGAAAGGAGGACTCATGTTGGCCAAGGCCTTTTTCGTGCTTGGCGCCGCGAGTCCACCGGCCTTTGCCCCACTTGCCCACCTCCATGGAGGCAGTACGAGGCTATATGGTACCCGGTGACGGGATCGAACCGCCGACAGTCGCCGTGTAAAGGCGGCGCTCTACCAGCTGAGCTAACCGGGCATTCAAAATGGTGGGAAAGGAAGGATTCGAACCTACTCAGCCTAAGGCGACAGATTTACAGTCTGTTGTGACTCTCCAACTTCACCGCTTGCCCACATAAACTTTAATGGCTGAGGAGCATGGATTCGAACCACGATAAGCAGGATCAAAACCTGCTGTCCTGCCGTTAGACGACTCCTCAAAATAAGATGCTCATGTATCTCTCACACTTCCACACATCTCTGATTTTTCAATCATGATAGACTCGGGTGATTTTCAGATTTTGTATCGCGAGTACAAAACCAGCGATACATGAGCAACAGAGAAGGATGGGATAGTTGGGTTTGCTCACTCCAGGCATCCGGTGGAGGCTATACATTACTGCTAGCCACATCCTAAAGACAGCCGACACGTACATTGCTGCAGAGGTGTCGGGCATATTTTGGTGGAGATGGACGGGATCGAACCGACGACATCCAGCTTGCAAAGCTGGCGCTCTCCCAACTGAGCTACATCCCCAAATAAGGCGTGGGCTACCATTCAAGGTTCGTTCTTAGACCTTACCCCCACGCAATAAGGCTGCATTCCGTTAGCTCTCATAATTCATATAGTGCTACCCATACGGACAAACTCTCACACTATAGGGGTGTACCCGTCAGACATGCCTGCAGGTCACCAAGATGGCTGGCGAGGTAGGGATCGAACCTACGACAGAGTGATTAACAGTCACTTGATCTACCACTGATCTACTCGCCAATAAAATATGATATGGCGACTCGGATGGGGCTCGAACCCACGACCTCATGCGTGACAGGCATGTGAACTAACCAACTGTTCTACCGAGCCAGAAATGGTGGACCGTGTAGGGATCGAACCTACGACCTGTTGATTAAGAGTCAAATGCTCTACCAGCTGAGCTAACGATCCATAATAAATGCCGGTTACTAATCCGGCGTCACACTATGCTCCGTGGTGACAGTCGACGCTGCTATGATAACAGATAGCAGTCTGTTATAGGTCCACGCTTTTCACTGCTACAACAACAAACAGTTCGGGCCGGTACAATATGGCCTACCTACAACGAGGAGGTGGTGGGACACCCAGTTAATAAGGTCGCTGTTAAGCCGTCCTGAACGGAAGCCGAGCATGACACTCCAGTCGGTCTAGAAAGATGTTTAGACTAAATGCCGACAGGTCGCGAAGCACCTAATTGGAATTCGTGTTTTTAAAGAGCTGAACAAGAGCACAATGTCTTATCCAGGGCTAGCATTATCTGCTAGTTTAATATGTATGTCAACAGCCTCGAAAACAAGTTTGCTTAGCTAACTTTTGCCAATTGGCATAATCCATCTTCATCAACGTGGCCAACTTAATGACCATTCGAAGAGAGAGTTCACGGAGATTATCCATGTTCTTCTCTACGAAGTCCACGATCGTAGACTCGTCGACCAATGTCAAACCCTTATCACGGAGCATCCCTAACGCAACGACTTGCTTGATACGAACGACGTAGTCCATCTTCGTCTTCATAGCCAAGTCGAGGTAATGAGACCTCGAGACAAGCGCCTCAAAGTGAGGAGCAAGTCTTGAACCACGAGCAATGAGATCATCAAAGTCGTAGTTCGTGATAAAGATCACCGAACCTTCGAACTCGAAACTGTTAGGAATCGGTTCGCCATCTTCATCTTCGATCTTATCAATAGATCGTGACAACCAATGAAGTTTGCGAGTGTCAGTAGAGTCACACGCGCTCTTCAACAAGTTCATTGACACGTCATCTGCGAAGATCGAATCCGAATCGTCGAATACAAGCACGCTGTGAGCGAAACGAGCTTCATATAACAATCGGTAGAGCGAGAGAGGACGAACATAACCCTTGATGTAGGTCACATGGTGACCCTGATCTTCGAGTTCCTTCATCTTCTGCTCAACCGTATACGACTTACCAAGACCAGCAGGTCCAGATACAATCAGAGCACGGTTGATGCCCTTACCTGTTGCCTCAGTGAGAACCTCAAGAGCGTTGAAACGATCCTTGAGCTTCTCCTCGATCTGCTCTACTGACTCTATACTCTTAGTAAGTGTAAGAGTCGGCATCACAGTACCTTGCTTCCGACGATTCTTAGTCATTCGGAAACCCTTCTTTGGAACGCCTCTAGGCATTCGATACCTCATTCATCTCAAACATGACGCGCACTATACGCACATTGGCCAGACATAGCAACACGTAGAATCAAGGGGTTACAAAATTGACCATAACCTCTTGATTTTCAACGAGTTATAACTTGTTGATTTTACTGGGGAATTTGAGAGCACATTTTGACGTGTATATACGAAAATTGAGCTAGTAGTACGCCAATGATACACAACTACACCTTCTAGACGACCTCGAAACGTGTAACCCATTGATTCTGAAGGAAAACGTGTTTTCTTCATCCAAAAACACGGCGTTGTAACTTATTGATTATAGTAAGGATTTTCAGTGCGTAGGAATTGCTCGACCAATCGCTCAGCATATCGGATGTCGCAACACCGTATTCTGTCTTCAGTTCTAAGAGTCTTATCCGTAAGAACACAAATGATGTTCTCAGGACCGTCAACAACCAGTTCAGCAACTTTATTGTTAAATGCTATTGATCGGTAAACTAGACTCATTGTTGTACTGCTCCACTAACTTATAAAGTTTGTCCTTGGTCTCTACTATACTATATTCAGGACCAAGATACAAGGTGTCAATATTTTTAAATTTAGTATTTGGAAATTTATGTTTGTAGTGATATAGAGCAGCACCTAGTGCTTGGGATGCATCACACGCGATTGGTTCAATGAACACATTGAGATGTGGAAATGTCTTCTTGATTATTGAGTTTCCGAGAATGTTTAATGCACACCCACCACCTAACACCAGGTTGTTAGATGGATTCAAATCTAGAGCCTGCTGTACTCTCTTTATAAAAATATCTTCCAAAGCTCTTTGAATATTATAGGCTAAATCTTTTTTAATCTCATCAGACGGATCAATAAGAACAGGATTAGTTATTGTATCCACTTGACTATCATTTCTAAAGAAATTAGCATCCGAATGAGTTGTGCCTGGTATCAGCATAGGAGGAAGATTGTTAGGTTTACCGTAAGCTGAGAGGCCCATTGTTTTGCCAGCTTCATTAGAAGAAGGAAACCCTATATGTCTTGTTATTGTTCCATACATCTTGCCAATATCTACATGCGATGATATTTGTACTGGATATTTAAAGAATTGTTTAGCATTTTGTGTTTTCGTATATGACCATCCAGTTAGTCCAAGGCCATGCTGCATATAAAACAAATGTTTAAACAATGTTCTGAGATTTTGGTCAGCTTTGAAAATTGTTGTCGTTTCAGATAGATTGCAATCTGCCCAAACCCAGCCTGTTCCTACACCATCAATTATGATGCAGTTTGCTTCTTCGAATCCTGATTGATAAAAGCCAGCAGCAGCATGGTATAAGTGGTGGTTGCTATTGTCGACAACAATTTGGCCAGTTTGTATTTTGGCCTTTTGCAGCATTTTTGTTAGTAGCATAACGTGAGTCGATACAGCAAACCCATTAACATTAGGCTCATGTTTTACATAAGCTGGAGAGTTTGGATTATTATTGTTATCTCTTACGTTGACTAGAACAACTAAATTAACTTTGTTTGTATATTTCTTAATGTGTTCTATATCATGTTGTTGTATTTTACATGTGTGCTTTTGTCTAGTTGTTCTCTCACATGGATAGGCAAATAACACTTTACTATCTTCAAGTAGACAGATGCATGAATCGTGACTAGAAGATGAAAGTGCTAATGTGTAAAAACTCATTTACTAACAACAACCTGCAACTCAGGGAGGTATAGGTAATCAATTCTAGACTTTGCAAATGTTTTGAATGTATCTTCTATAGTTTCCACCAACGGTTCACCAGCAAGATTCAATGATGTATTCAATACCATTGGTACCCCTGTCAAGTTGTAAAATGCTTTAATTAGGTTGTAGTAGTGATAATTTTGCTGTTCTGTTACCGTTTGTATTCTACACGACCCATCGACATGAATAACACAAGGTATAATATGCTTCTTGTCTTCTTTGCACGTAAATGAAAATGTCATGTATGGTGATTCTGGCAATCCAAGCATATCGAACCACTGATTAGCATACTCTAGCATCATTGATGCAGCTAGAGGTCTAAAGTATTCTCT